CCTTGCTATCGCAGAATCCGCATTTCTTATCCATTGGATTCTCCTTTCTTTCATTACCCTAAGGCTATCATGGGGGTCTGACATTGAGACGCTAGAAACGCATACAAATCGGGCAGGATTTATAACGGGTTCATAACGAGGGGGGTGGGGGGTCATCGTATAGGGGAAGGGGTATGGGCGCACTAGTTGAAAATCGTACTATTTATCAGATTGTGTATCATCCAAATCGTCTACCCATTAACATCTAACACAATTTAAAAAAGTGAATAAAATGTGATACACTTTTTATATGACAGCACATGACGGAACAATATTGCGTAGAACAGAGAAAAAATGCTCAGAATGTAATGAATTTAAAAGTTTAAATAATTTTAGTCGGGATAAAAGTAGAAAAGATGGAGTCGATGCATATTGCAAACCTTGCAGATACCTAAAAAATAGAAAGTGGGCGGGAGAGAATAAAAAGGTATATAGAAAATCTACTAGAAATACTCGTAGAAAGTTAGAATATGGAATAACTCCAGAAGAATTTGATCGACTTCTTGAAAATCAGGAATATAAATGTGCTATTTGTAAAATTGCTATTGATCACACATCTCATTTAGATCATTGCCATAATACTGGAAAAGTAAGAGGCGTTCTTTGTCCTAATTGTAATAAGGGTTTGGGATTATTTTCTGATGATATTCATAAATTATATTCTGCTATTAAATATTTAGACAGCCATTAACATTTTCATCAAATTAAAATATAACATTTTTATAACGGCAATTGGTATAGTTATCATAAATGATAAGATATCTTCCAGTTATGAGAAGTTTTACTGCACTACAATGCAGTAAAAACTAAAAAAATACTGCACTATAATGCAGTATTATTCCTATTGATAGATGTGAAGCGGGACATTGATGGTTTTATGTTCATTATAGGAAGCGCGGGTATCACGGGAATGTCTAGCATGACATATTTTACATATCACACGACACTTATTGATCTCTTTGGATATAGTAGTCCATGCATAGTCAGATCGTATCAGATCTGATACATTGGCTTTCTTTTGATTAGGATCTATGTGATCAAAGTCTAAATCGACAGATTCAAATGAAAAATCGGGGGGAAGAGGGCAAGATCCACTTTCACATCCTCTAGATCTCTTAATAAGACCAGACATAGACCATTTGATCTTACGATCTCTATTTCGTTTTTCATTTCTTGTCATTATTTTTTCCAAGTCATCGCAAGAGTAAAGCACACAGCAGATGCTAAAAATAAAATAATAAATTGAATATCGTTACTGCTCATCTTCATCCATAAGTAAAGACGGGGGCGGGGCGAAGACACGACCCTCTTTGTGTCTATTGTACATTTCAAGCATCTTCTCTTGATTACTTGTACTTATACACAACATATCATAATTGCGTGCTAATTGAATGTATATTGCTGATAACAACTCTTGAACAATTTCAAACTGTTCGTCAGTCATCTTGCTCCTCATCTAGAATATCTATTGTATCAAACTCTATACGCCATGGTAATGGCCTCATAGGAAATCCTATTGCTTCTACCATTTCCCCGCCCTCATATATGTCAATTTCGACATATGGCGTTATATCGTCATCATTTTCAATCCAGGCTCTCATGTGACAAGACTCAATGAATAGGGAAATGCTTCTTCTGCGAGCGACTTCATTGCAAGAGCATAATCTGTTATTTCTTTCTGTGCGTCGTGGGCTAATCTCTGCTGAGTAAAGTGCATTATTCCATGAAGTGATGTTGTCCACCTGTATCGCACATACATTCCATATGCAGGAAGAAACAATCTAGCCTGTTCTGCACATACACCCATCTCTAGGGCATTGTTGTACTCTACTTCTGCGGCCTCAATTGTGTTGAATAATCTCATCGTGAGTTCTATCCCTAGACCGTAATTAATTGGCTCTCCTGATCCCTGCTTAGAGTTCTCAGGGGCACTTCTCCAGTCTTCCGCTGTGGGGATATAGAACTCAGGTTCCTCTGTGATATATCTGCGTGACGACTCATTCCATCCGTTCTGATCGTCTACGAATGTGGAGGCAACGGCATACTTCCAATGTTGGCGTGCTACCATAAGTGGCGCATAAATTTCAAAAGAAAGAACGCAATGTCTGAAAGGTGATGTATGTTCTTCTTTCCAAAGGAAGTCAATTAGTTTCTTATCTTTACTTTTCAAAAGACCAGTCATATCTAATTCACTTCTTTTATCAAAGGAAACTCTAGCAGCGTTAGCAACTTCTAAATCGTTTCCCATAGTTGAAACTAGACCTACATAGCCTAGATTCAAAACATCAATCTTCTTCATCAACTTCCAATTCTTCTAAAACAAACTCAATATTGTTATATAACTCTAATCCTGGATATAACTTAAAGTTACAGTCAAGACAGTACAAGTATATGATATCGTTATCATTCTCATCAATCCACAATCGCGGAACCAACATGGGATGTTCTGAATCTATACCGCATGGAATCGGTAGTACTTTATCTTTTAAAGCATATTGATAATATTTACTAAATACTCTTATGTCCATATTGTTTCTTTCTTTATATATTGCAATTGTACATATGATCTTACCATATGGCGAATATTTTAATGTGATACGAAACACATCCTATTCGATAGTGCTTAATGCTATACTTCAGAGATGGAAATCTCCTTCACGACCGCCGCCGAACAGATGGCAGATTTGAAAAATGATGTTAAAGATATTACTGGATATAGCCACGCTTCCTACCAAATAGTTCAATCGATGGCGAACTTTGGTATAGATGTAAAAATTGCAAGTAGTGTCGCACCAGTATGTGTATCTATGGGATTTCCTACCGATTATAAATTTTATCCGAATCAATACAGAATTGGATATACTGCCTGGGAATCTACCTATCTAAAAGATGGCTGGAGGGAAAGTATGCTCAATTGTGATGAAGTATGGGCCACCTCGTCTTGGACAGCCGATGTTTTTAAAGAAGAACTTGGTAAAGAAGATATTCATGTTTACCCACATGGCATAGATATGGATTGGCGTCCAGTAAAAAGAAAAAGAAAAGAAAAATTTATATTTTTGCATATAGGTGAGCCACAAATACGAAAGAACGGGCAACTTGTAGTGGAGGCGTTCGCAGAACTTTTTGGTAATGATCCTGACTATCAATTAGTTCTAAAATGTAGCAATATAAATACAACAAGAGTATTTCATGATGACGGAAGTATTGCTGGTGGGCCAGACAACAAATATTCAAATATAGTTATAACAACAGCACCCTTAACACACGTTCAGATGATAGAACTATATTCAAAAACTAATGCTATGATCTATCCAACAATGGGAGAAGGATTTGGATTCATCCCCCTCCAGGCACTTGCTACTGGAATGCCAACTATATCTACTTATCAATGGGCAGAGTATAAAAAATTCATAACAATACCTTTAGAAGCACAACTTGGACCTAGTGAATATCCAGCATTACATCCTGGAGATGTTTATCATGTTACTAAAGAAGAATTAAAGAAATCTATGATTGATATGGTTAATAATTACGATGCATACGCTAAACAATCATTTAAAAATTCCTTTAAAGTACACATGGAGTATGACTGGGATACTGTGACAAAACCTACTGCAGAAAAAATAAAAAATATTTTTAAAAGTCGCGGGTTTTGAACAGCAGAATGATACTATAGAGATTATATAAATTTATTTCCCAGATATGGGGCCAAGGAGAAAAAATGTCACAAGGTATTGACAATCACTATGAAAACTTTATCGCTTTAAGCCGTTATGCTAGGTGGCTTTCTGATGAAAATCGCAGAGAAGCATGGGGTGAAACAGTAGATAGATATTTTACTTTCATGCGTACACACTTAAAGGAAGAGTGTGGCTACGAACCATCAGAGCAACTAGTATCTGAATTAAGAGATGAAGTATTTAATAGAAATGTCATGCCTTCGATGAGAGCAATCATGACATCTGGTGCTGCCCTAGAAAGAGACAATGTTGCAGGATATAACTGCTCATTCCTTCCAGTAGATAGTCTTAGATCATTCGATGAGGCTATGTATATTCTAATGTGTGGAACAGGCGTGGGCTTTTCTGTAGAAAGCGTCTATGTAGACAAACTTCCTGCCGTTAACGAACATTTTGAAAAAACAAACACAACAATTGTTGTTGAAGATTCTAAGGCTGGGTGGGCAAAAGCACTCAGAGAACTACTAGCCCTCTTGTGGCAAGGACAGGTTCCTACATGGGACGTTTCTAAGGTAAGGCCAGCAGGGGCAAGACTTAAGACTTTCGGGGGACGCGCCTCTGGGCCAGAGCCACTAGTTCAACTTTTTGATTTCTGTGTAAACATTATTAAAGGTGCCGCAGGAAGAAGGTTAAGACCTTTAGAGGCACATGACATTATGTGCAAAATTGGAGAGGTCGTTGTAGTTGGCGGCGTTCGTCGTTCTGCCATGATTTCACTTTCTGATCTGAATGATCATGATATGGCCCGTGCAAAGCACGGTGCATGGTGGGAGTATAACTCACAACGCGCTCTTTCAAATAACTCTGTGGCATATTCTGGTCGTCCAAGTATGTCTGATTTTATATCAGAGTGGAAGAATCTTTATGAAAGTAAGTCTGGGGAACGTGGCATTTATAATGTAGCCGCCGCTCAGGGACAGGCTGCAAAGTACGGTCGTAGAGATCCAGAAATTAGATACGGCACAAACCCATGTTCTGAAATCATTCTACGTCCGTATCAATTCTGCAATCTATCAGAAGTTGTAGTGCGTGAGGAAGATACAGAAAAGACACTTATGCGTAAGGTAGAACTTGCTACCATTCTAGGCACATGGCAGTCAACATTAACAAACTTCAAGTATCTTAGAAAAATTTGGAAAGACAATACAGAAGAAGAAAGACTTCTTGGAGTATCAATAACTGGACAATTCGGAAATAAATTAATGTCTGGTCAATCTGGATTAGACAAACTTTCACAGGTTTTAAATAATCTTAGAGAACATGCAGTAAAGATTAATGCTGAAGAAGCAAAGGTACTAGGAATTAATCCTTCCGCTGCTATCACATGTGTTAAGCCTTCTGGTACAGTTTCTCAATTAACAGGAGTCTCTTCTGGTATGCATCCATGGCATAATGATTACTACATTCGTACCGTTCGCGGAGACAAGAAAGATCCACTAAGTAAGTTCCTTGTTGATTCTGGAGTGCCAGCAGAAGATGATGTTATGAAGCCAAATGATACAACAGTATTTTCATTTCCAATCAAGGCACCTAAGGATGCAGTTTTGCGTAATGACCTTACAGCAGTAGAGCATCTAGATATTTGGCTAACTTATCAGCGTGCATGGTGTGAGCATAAGCCATCAATTACTGTTTCTGTTAAAGAAGATGAGTGGATGGATGTTGGAGCATGGGTGTGGAAGAACTTTGATGAAGTTTCTGGAATTTCATTCCTACCATACTCAGATCATACCTACAAGCAGGCACCATATCAAGATGCTACAAAAGAAGAGTACGAGCAACTTCTCGCAAAGATGCCAAAGGATATTCGCTGGTCTGACATGGTATTTTATGAAACAGAGGATGGTACTAAGGGTTCTCAAGAACTTGCATGTAGCGCAGACACAGGCTGCGAAGTTGTAGATATTACATGATATACTTAATTGGAGGTAAAAATGTGGAATTGGATTAATAACACAGACCTTGGAAGAGCAGTTCGCTCCTACGTTGTGTCTTTTGTAACCGTAGTTCTTGGTCTTTTCATTGCAGACGGGGCAGATCTTTTTGCTGTATCTGCTACAGATTTGAAATCATGGTTGGCAGCGGGACTTGCTGCAACTTTACCAGTAATTGTTACCGCTCTTAATAAGAGCGACCCCAGATATGGACTGAAGTCGGATGCCTAACGGAGAACTTGATTTAGCAGATATGGATTTTAATCAACCATCCGTACTAGGCTTCGTCCCAGAATTGGTAGAGCCTGAAGGAAATTGCGTAGATAAGAATGTGGATTCAGATGGCTAATCTTAATCCATCTTCATGGGAAGTTAGACAGGCATTCCTAGACTACGGACTGGTACTTGATTACTATAAGGGATGGGACACTATTGGTCGTCCATGGCAGGGTCCAGATGGATCTCCTGGACTTACTGGTGGAGTAATTCATCACACCGCAAATCCAAATGCTAGTGCAGCAAATTACAATAATATATTAGGATGGGCTGTGACTGCATATGATAAGCCAGTATGCAATCTTTTAATTGGTAAGGAGAGGTCAACACTACTTTCAGCAGGAAGTGTTTACCATTGTGGATTAGGTGGCCCAGTACCAGAACTAGGCGTACCCCAGCACGGCTTCTTTGGCCAGACAAGATTTTTTGGCATAGAGATTGATGATGCTGGAGTAAAGGTAGGAACAATAAATGACTACCAGATTGAGACAACATCTAAGGTAATGGCAGCCCTCGCAGAATTGGCTGGATGGAATGTAGATAAGGCGATTGGAACTCATAAGTGCTATACAGATGGATGCCATGGATGGAATCCAAAGGGGCCATCTCCAAGTATAGGTAGAAAGAACGACACCATTGATGGTCCATGGGCTAGTTACCCTGGAAATTCAAATCCAGAGCCTTATAATGCTCCATGGTGGAGAGAAAAGATTAAGTCTCAGATGAAACCAGTTTTATGGGATGGAACTATTCCTTCAAGGACCGCCTCCTTGAAAGCCGCACAGGAAGGTATTGCTAACAAAGCATCCTGGAGAGTTTCTTGTAGATTGTATGATGTTGGGGTACTAAAGATTAAACCCCTGGACATGGGAACTCAAAAGTACCCAATTAAAGCAGTACAAAGATTCCAGGAACAAATAGGAATCAGAGTTGAAAAACAAGACGGCCTTCCAAATAAAACTACATGGGTAAAATTATTCGGTGCAGATAAGCCATAAATTTAATATATACAGTTAGCCCGTCAGACATGACGGGCTTTCTGTTTTAGTCTTGATAGATGTTATAATTTTATTGAGGAGTTGTCTATATTCATGGAAGAAGTTAACTTTAAAGTTGTTCAGGGAGATACGTTTTCAATAAAAGTAACGTATCAAAATCCTAACGGAACAGATATAAACTTAACTAATTATACAGCCAGAATGGACGTTAGAAACGAGCCAGGTGGCAAAATTTTATGTGCATCAATAACTACTTCTAATGGAATATCAATATCAGGAGTAGATGGAGAAATTAATATAACATTTTCTCCCGCACAAACTAGAAAATTTACAACCCCAAGTGCTGCATATCAATTACAAATAACAAGCCCTAGTGGTCAGCAAACTACTGTCCTAAAGGGATATCTTTCAGTATCTCCAGCGGTGGTACGATGACAGAGCAAAGAGTTATTGTAGAAAGAGTTGAAAACAATGTAATTGTTGCTTCTTCTGGAGTTCAAGGTCCACAGGGACAACAAGGAGTACAAGGAGTCCAAGGTCCACAAGGAGATCCAGGAATTGGTGCATATGTGCATGTTCAAGGATCTGCTTCAAGCACCTGGACAATAAACCATAATTTAGGATTCTTCCCTAACGTTGAGATAGTTGATTCGGCGGGAAGTTCAGTAATAGGTAATTATCAATATATTAATGGAAACACTCTAATCGCTACGTTTAGAGATCCTTTCGCTGGAAAGGCATATTTATCATGAGAGGTGGAATAGAAAATGGCTAAGAGATTCTTAGTTAGTTTAGACCTCGGCACCAATGAATTGCAGAATGCTGTAATTCAAAATTTGCCTGCGGCTTCAGAGCCATCTGGCGTAAAGGGTCGGGTCTATTTTGATTCAACTAATAACAAGTTGAAGGTTTATGACGGTACCACATGGCAGCCACTAGCATTTGGCGCAGCCGCAGCATCTACAGTTACGTTGGAAGGAGATGTAACTGGTACTGCTAACGTTTCTAATGGAACAATTACAATCAGCACCACTATTGCTTCTAACTCAGTAGCATTAGGAACAGACACAACAGGAAATTATGTCAGCGACATTACTGCTGGTACTGGTGTTACTGTAACTCATACACCAGCAGAAGGCTCATCCCCAACTGTTGCTATTGGACAGAGTGTTGCAACATCTGCATCACCTTCCTTCGTTGCCCTTACGTTGTCAGGAGATGCTGCAGTAAACGGTGGGGATGTTACAACTACATCTACCACAGCATCATTGTTTAATACAAATGCAACAACATTAAACATTGGTGGCGCTGCAACTGCCCTATCAATAGGTGCTGTAACAGGAACAACAACTGTTAATAACAGTCTTACAGTTTCTGGAGATTTAACGGTACAAGGCAATACAACTACATTAAATACCGCTACTCTTGAAGTAGAAGACAACACAATACTTCTTAATCGCGGAGTTACAGCATCCCCCACACTTGACGCTGGTATTGAAATAGAAAGAGGAACGTCTACAAACGTTTCAATCCTATGGAATGAAACAACAGATTCATGGACATTCACAAATAATGGTTCTACTTTCTATGAAATGGTTAGAAAGGTTTCTAGTGATATTACTGGAAACTCTTCAACATCATCATTTACAATTACCCATAATTTAGGAACTAGAGATATCCAAGTTCAAGTTTATGATGCTGCATCGCCACACGATACAGTAGAAGTTGATATTGAAAGATCAACTACTAATGCAGTAATTGTCAGATTTGCATCGGCTCCTGCAACTGGAGTAAATTACAGGGCTGTTATAGTAGGATAATTTGTGTTGGTGGGGGAGGTGTTTATCTCCCCCACCAGTATAAAGGTATAATATAACTATGGCTAAAAGACTATTATCTACTCAAAGAATTGTAAATTTAGCAGCAGACCCTGCAACTGGTACTGCTGGTGAAATTTATTACAATACTGTAAGTAATAGTTTTAAGTATTATGATGGATCTGCATGGTCTGTTCTTTCAACGGGCGTTCCAGTAGGCGGAACAGGTGGTCAGATATTAGCAAAAATCGATGCAACAAATTATAATACGCATTGGATTGATAATATTGCTAATTACACATCTCAAGTTAAGCATAATGTAAAAGCGGCAGAGGCAATAAATAAAGGACAAGCCGTTTATGTATCATCTGCAGATGGTGCAAATATGGTTGTTTCTAAAGCATCAAATTCTTCAGAAGTAACATCATCAAAAACAATGGGTCTTCTGGAACAAAACCTATCTACTAATGCTACAGGGTTTGTTGTTACAGAAGGATTGATTTCTGGATTAAATACTTCTGGAGCCAACGCAGGAGATCCAGTTTGGCTGGGTACGAATGGAAATCTCCTTTACGGGACTGCCAACAAACCATCCGCCCCGATACACACGGTTTTTATAGGTATAGTTACTAGAGTTCAACAAAATAATGGTCAAATTTTTGTCAAGGTACAAAATGGATTTGAACTAGATGAAATTCATAATGTATCTATATCAAATCCAACTACAGGACAAATACTAAAATATAATTCATCAACTGGATTATGGGAAAATGGATCAATTGATGGCGCGGTATTTGAAGTATTCTACCAAGCAGACTCCCCTTCCTCCCCACAACTTGGAGATATTTGGGTAGAGTCTGATGTTGATGTTCCAGAATATTCTGCCCTAAATATAGATACACTTGTTCCAAATCAGAGTGGGAACTCAGGTAAGTATTTAACAACAAATGGAACAGCAGTATCCTGGGGCACTTTAAACCTTTCTATTTATGCACCATTATCATCACCAGCATTAACTGGTGTTCCCACCGCCCCTACTGCGAATGCTGCAACAAATACAACTCAAATTGCAACCACAGCATTTGTGAGAACAGAAATTTCTAACCTAGTTGATTCAGCACCAGGCGCACTTGATACCTTAAACGAACTAGCAGCAGCCATAAACGATGATGCCAATTTTGCAACAACGGTTACAACGGCCTTAAGTAGCAAAGAGCCAACTATTACTTCTGGGACTACCTCCCAATATTGGAGGGGGGACAAGTCATGGCAGACACTTAATAAGTCTGCTGTTGGACTATCTAATGTAGAAAATACCGCTCTTTCAACATGGGCTGGAAGTTCAAGTATAACTACTCTAGGTACAATTTCTTCTGGCACATGGCAAGGATCTTCTATTTCATCAACATATATTGACTCAGCAATAGCAAGATTATCAAGTCCTACGTTTACTGGAACAGCAAACGCGGAAAGACTTTCTGTTGATTCAACAGTATTTATTGATACTATAACAACAACCGTATCATCTACAAACGCTACAGAGATAGACTCATTTGCTCAATCATCATTCTCTTCCTGTGAATATTTAATTCAAATTAAACAAGGCTCTAAGGTTACAATACTCAAAGCGTTGATGACTTCAGCGAACCTTGATATAGTTCAGTATGGAATAGTAGAATCTGGAGGAACTATCCCTTATACAATAACCACAGATAGTTTTATCCCAGGCGGCGGTGGCGGGGCACTTACCAACAAATTATTAATTACAATAACTGATGCCAATTCTACCTCTGCAACAGTTAAGGTTGTAAGAACATCCGTGGTATAATAAAACTATCAAATCCTGGGGAGAGTGAACTGGGTGCCTGACAAGAATTTTAAAGTCAAGAATGCCCTTGAATTAGGAACCGCATCAATAGTAACACCTGGCGGTACACTATCTTTACCAAGCGCAACCGATACGGTAATTGGTAGAGCAACGACTGACACATTAACAAATAAGACTTTACTTAGTGCAGAGGAAATTACTACAATTTCCTCAACAGCCGCAACAGGAACAATTAACTTCGATGCAGTTACGCAGTCTATACTTTATTACACCACAAATGCAAGTGGCAACTGGACCCTAAATATAAGGGGAAACTCTTCTACAACTCTTAGTTCAATTCTTCCAGTTGGAAGTTCTATAACTGTAGTATTTATGGTTAGTCAAGGAACTACGACTTTCTACCAGACCGGATTCCAGATAGACGGTACTTCTCATACCCCAAGGTGGCAGGGAGGATCTGCTCCAACTGAAGGTAATGCTTCAGGTATTGATATTTATTCCTTCTCAATTACTAAGACCGCTGGAACGCCCACATACCTGACTATAGGAACGATGGCAGGCTTTGCGTAATGCCACTTTTATCATCTCGCGCCTCTGGATCTGTAAGAGCCTTTGGGCTGACAATTTTATCCGCATTGACTTCGGCAATTGATTTATTTACCAGACCCGATCAATCTGGATTAGGAACGGTAAAGGGGCAAAGATGGAGGGTTTGGCGAGGAGTTTGGGGAATTGCAAGCAACAGGGCTTCTTCCTCTACCGCTTCCTCATCTTATCCATTAGCCACTCTTACATTTACAAAACAAGATGCTACTGTAAGTATAGGTGGGCCAAATCCAGGAACTGGGGCGGCATTCTGGGTAACTGATGCAAATAATTGGTATTCAACTGTATATGTCCAGCAAGAGGTATGTCAAACTTGCACAAATTGTAATGCTTGGAATGCTAATAATTGTGCGGAAGCGTCAGGAGGATTCTGTGCTACATGGAATAACGTAAATCCCTGCTCCTACTGGCAATGTAGTGATGGTGGTACTAATTGTGGCAACTGTGCGCCAGGGGCGTTTAATCCCACAACTGGAGGAACTTGTCAAACTAGAAACCCCGACATCTGTGCCAACGTTAATGGCTCATTCTGCAAAGGCTTTAGCCAAGGTCCCTGCGTTAATTGGAATAATTTCGCTCCAAAAGGCTTTTGCTCTGGAAGGAGTCCGGACGTCTGTAGTGGTGGATGGAATACCTCTAACTGTGCAGCATGGAATACAGGTAACTGTACATCCTGGAATCCATTAGTATTTGGAAACTGTAATTCCTGGAATAATCCTGTATGTCAAGGAAATACACCAGGAAATTGCTCAAGCGCCAACCCAGTTATCTGCAATGCTTTCAACCCTTCCAACTGTAATGCATTCTTTAGTTTTTCATGTAACTGTGTAACAGAAAATAGAATTAATATTATTTCATCTATAACTTCAACCGTCACCACTCTGGTTTCGACTCTTTGGTCAGGAACAATTGGATCTTTTAAAACAATTGTATCTGGAAATAGTGCAACTATCCAAGTATACACTTCTACAAATTACACATCGCAAATAGGTTCAAATAGCGTACAAAACATATCTTCTCCGCAAAAATCAAAATTATTTGGTATAATTAAGGCTCCAAGTCCTATCGGGTCTGGCAATTCTATTGATGAATTTAGGGTTGAGTAATGAAAAATAATAAAACTAAAAAAAGAGATACTTATAGATCTTATATTTTTAAAAAAACACTTAATAGGTTTAAGTTGTTTAAAAAAAATACTAAGGTTAAGGATGATACAAACAATCTTCCCAGGTCTCCATATGGGTCGGCACAGGACGCCCCCATGCACATAGCATTTATAGTAGATGGTATTGTAGAAGACATAATTCATTGCGACGAGAGGTTTGGATACTTATTGATAAGTGATCCTTTAATTATTAAATTAGAAAATTATGGTTCAGTAAAAATTAATGATATTTATGATGAAGAAGCAGGATCATTTAAATCTGACGATGAGATATAGTTATGGATAAAGAAAAAAATGTTCGGCCATGGGATTTATTTAATAAAAAATCGGGAAGAGTTACTATAGAGGATTCAAAAAACAGATTGGGCATTTGTAAAGAGTGTCCGTTTTTTATTAAATTGACTAAGCAATGTACTAAGTGTGGATGCATAATGACACAAAAAACAAAACTTTCGGAAGCATTCTGCCCTATAGGAAAATGGGATAAAATAGATTATTCAAAAAAGGGAGGTGAATGAATAATGGAAACCAGAACACTAGCGTTCATCCTTGATGGAGAAGTAGTGTCAGTCGTCAACTTTGATGAAAGAACAGCAAGTATTTTTTTAAGCAATCCAACGATTATAGATATTACTTCAAATAATGTTTCTCAAGGATGGAATTATGATCCAGAAAAAGGATTATATGCAGAAATTGATGGCGAAGAAGTTGTAGTAGATCCACGATAAACAGAAGAGAGAAAAAGTGATAAAAAGGATAAGATTTATTCCATCCAGCATATCTGCGATGGAAAATGTTCCTATGCCGTCGCCAGTTAAAAAACATATTCCCGAATGGTATAAAAAGGCAGAATATGCCATAGACAACAAGACTAATAAAAAAACTAGTAATTTGAGTGGAGATATTTCTGGTGGTTTAAAGTCATGCATACCCTTTCTAGACGTAATGTTGTCTGGATATGTGATGGAGACATGGGAGTCTATAGAAGTATATGAAAACTCAGAGAATAGTTTCAAGTGGAGATATGTAGAAAATAATCCATATACAGATGACATACAAGAAAAAATAAATATTACTGTATCTATGATAGGAGAAAGAGAAGGCGACTCAGGTCATACCATCCCCCGCCCAGCAGGGCATAGGAATAATCATATGATATGGAAAGGCCAATGGGGGGTTAGGCTTCCAAGAGGGTGGAGCCTATTGATTACTCATCCATTTAATAGATGGGATCTGCCATTTACAACTACTTCAGGGATTATAGATTCAGATGAATGGTGGACTAGTGGTAATATGCCATTCTTTTTTAAAAATGGGTGGGTAGGTGTAATACCAAAAGGAACTCCGTTCTGCCAATTAATACCAATTAAAAGAAGTTCCTGGTCAGCATATAAAAGTGTTTTAAGTACTTCAAGATATAAAGATTTAAGCAATAAAGTTTCTGATAGAAATAATATAGGATGGTACAAAAAAAATATTTGGGTTAGAAAAGAATATGACTAGTATTTATGTTTCTATTCCTAATTGCCTAGATTCAGAATACTATAAGACACTAAATGATATATTTGCTAATTCAGATAATCCAAATAATATTTATGTTGGAACAGCACACTCAATACCATTTAAAAATAAAAAAAATATTTCTGAAATAAAAAATAAAGTTTCCGGCTATTCAAATGTTCGATCTAAGTTTTTAAATCATTACAGGAATCTAGGAGTGGGGTATGGAAGAACTGAATCTATGTCCATGTATGATGGAGAAGACTATGTTCTGCAAATAGATTCACACACAATGCTAAAGCCATCCTGGGACTCCCTTCTTATCGGATATTATGAAGAGGCAAAGGACTATTCTAAAAATAGCAAAACAATACTTTCTGCCTACCTAACTAAATATAAATACTTTGATAAAGATGTTAGAGGCTTTTATGATGATACTTTGCCGTCGTACCCGTGTTTTATAAATGAAGAAGAAATGTCCCAATTTGATCCGCACTTTGACTCTTCTAAAAATTGGAAAGAAATATATTCTCCAATAACAAGGTGGATAACGGTATTTGAAGACAGTTTTTATGATTTTATAAAAACTAAGTTTTGTCCATTAAGAAAAATAAATGCAAATTTTATTTTTTCTGACGGGCAGTTTGCCGAAGACTATTCAAAAATAGTTCCGTTCCCCTTCTACTTTTTTGAAGAAGAGTTTATAATGTCAATAGAAGCCCACAACTTAGATTATTCATTTGTTTATCCAAAATTTAAACTACCCCTGGCACATTTATATAATGATTCCAGCAATGAATTTTATTCAAGAGAACAGTCAATAAAACATACAAATAATCAAATATTATTTTTAACACAACAAAATATAATAAATTATTTTAATAAAAATAGTAGTAAAATAGAGTCTTACGCAAAATATGCTGGATTAACCTATCCAGAATTAAAATCTGAAAGTATTTTCTATATACCAGAAAGGCAGTCATGCAAGAAATTGAATTTATACCAGTAGAAAATTATGGTAGATCCAGCATAGAGCCTATCCCAGCAGTAAAAAAGGTTCCAGGTTGGTTTAAAAGCATTCCTCCAATTAGAAAATTTTCTGGCAATGATAAGGGGGACTTTACTATAAAAAAATGCATCCCCGTATTAGATGCTTTAACTATGGGATACTATTTAATTACCAAGTATGATCTAAACTGGAAAATTAATGAAAATGGAGAACATGTTTGTGAGTTCGATCAAAAATTAGTAGAGGGCGGGGATAAGCCCATAAGTATGCATCCATTCGATCAAATTAAAAATATAGAGTTGAATGAAATATATAATGAATATGCTTATAAATTTGCCAGTCCATATTTAATCAAAACACCACCAGGATATAGTTGTATCTTTACACATCCATTTAATCAAATATCCCCATTTTATACACTTACGGGAGTTGTTGATACTGACATGCATCCATTAGCAGTACAATTTCCATTCCTCATGCTTAAAGGATTTGAAGGTAAAATTTCTGCTGGGACACCAATTGTTCAAATAATTCCTTTTAAAAGAGAAGACTGGAAAATGTATAATGTTTCTCCAGATAGAAGAGATAAAAGAGATAGTGACATATCAATGGATGAATTCATGTCAAATAGATACGACATGGAAAGTGGACTCCCCGCCATCGGTCCATATAAAAAGAAATACAGAGTAAAGAAAAAATATCTTTAAGGAATTATTATGCATAAAGAACTAGCGCCAGGAGTATTTGAATACTTATTTCCAGAGGATTTAGCAAAAGATTGTGTTAAGTATTTAGAAAAAATATCTTATGATGAGTGGCAGGATTCTCTGGTTGGCGGGGGCAGAACAGCATTAAGCATAAGATCTAGCGAAGGATACAATATTGATAATGTTCAATCATTATCTGGTAAAATTAGAGAAAGTTTCTATGGATGTGTTAAAGATTATGTAAAACACTTTGATACATCTGTTCTACAAGATGAGGGTCTGAATGTATTAAAATACGAGGGAGCAGATAACTATACATACCACGTTGATGCTTCATGGAATATGTATAGAACTATTTCTGCGCTAATATATCTTAATCCCAATAAATATGAGGGTGGACATACGCATTTTAAATATTTTGACCTATACATAAAGCCAGAAAAACCTTCAATAGTTTTATTTCCATCTAATTATTTATATTTACATTCTGCAAAGCCTGTTACAAAGGGGCGAAAATATGTTATCGTCACCTGGCTAAACGATAAGCCTATAGAATTGATAAATAGTAATCATGGGTCTGGTTGTGCCTGCTCACGATGAATAATTTAACTTTTTTAAATGAAGATGCGGCTAATCTAAGTCTTCCAGATGAGTCTGTAGACTTAATTTTAACTGGCCCCCCGTACTTTGGGGTCGATCCATTTAGGTATGGTGGAGACCATACAAAGCAAATTAACTATGTAGAAAATGAAAAACAATATGTAGAAAAGTTAATTGAGGCTACTAAAGAGTTTAAAAGAATTTTAAAGAAAAATGGTAGCCTTATAATTAACTTAAACTTTCCAATAACATACAGGTATTATGTGGAAGTTGTCGATAATGAAATTCTTAAATATGGATCGACATTTTTATGGGACTATTCCGATGAAGAGCCATTGCCAAATACGGAAAAATTTTTTCAAACCCATCAAACTTGGTTACATTTCTATAAAGGTGATACATTCCATGAGAACCCGTTTGGCGTCAAAAAGCATAGTGGATCAGTTTTAAAAATAAAGTTTAATAATTCTCATAGAGAAAAAGAGCAGGAACTGGCAAAGCATGGATTCATTCTAGATGCATACTCTATAGACATAGCGGAGCATTTTATAAAAACCTATAGCGCACCAAAATCCGTTGTGATGGACCCGTTTGGGGGGTCAGGAGTCGCTGCCGTTACAGCCTACATGAATAACAGGATTGGAATAACAAATGATATTTCCCCTGAATCAGTTGAATTAGCCAAGAAAAGATTTGAGATCTACACTAAAAATGACTAATATATTTCTATATACCTTTTATTACCTATTGAACACTCGTCGGGCTATAAATTTAGGGGATAGCCATTTATAAAATAGCAATTTTTAGGTTATAATTATATCATGGCCAAAGTAGCAAGAGTATGGGACGGTAGTCAATGGGTCATTCTTTCTCCTGCCCAAATAAACCCATATCCATCTCAAACTGGAAATTCCGGTAAATTTCTTAGTACAGATGGTGCCGCCGTTACTTGGCAAAATGTAGATTTATCCTCAAAGGCTAATATAAACTCACCAACTTTTACTGGAAGCCCTCTAGCACCCACCGCCACCGCAGGAACTAATACAACTCAGATCGCTACTACGGCATTCGTTAGCACAGCATTAAGCAATTTGATCAATAGTGCTCCTGGCGCTCTAGACACTTTAGATGAATTAGCCGCAGCACTAGGAGATGATGCAAATTTTGCATCTAGCATAGCAACTTCACTTTCCCAAAAGCAGCCACTTGATGCAGATCTTACTGCTATTTCTGGGCTTACTGGGACGGGGTTCTTAAAAAGAACTGGCACAGATGCATGGACGTTAGACACAAGTACATATTTAACACAAAACCAGTCTATTAGTATTTCTGGCGACGCGACGGGATCTGGTACTACTTCTATATCAATAACCCTTGCTAACTCTGGAGTAACTGCTAATACATATGGAAGCGCTACTGCAATTCCAGTCATTACTGTAGATGCAAAAGGTAGAGTTACTAGCATAACAACTAGTTCAGTAGAGGGTCTTCCTTCACAATCAGGTAATTCTGGAAAATACCTTACTACCAATGGAACAACTGCCTCATGGGGCACATTAAATTTATCATCTAAAGCAGATTTAAATTCACCAGCGTTTACTGGAACCCCTACTGCTCCAACTGCAGCGCAAGGAACAAATACAACTCAGGTAGCAACTACACAGTTCGTTCAACAAGCACTAGAAATAACACAAATTGATACATTTACCTTCGACGGAAGGACTACGAGATTCCTACCAAAATATTTAGGAACTCCATTAGATATAGATCATCCACTTAGGCTTTTATTGAATATCAATGGTATAATTCAGATAGTTGCAGAAAAGCCAAGCGCAACCTGGCTATCTGGATGGGCTTCATTTGGATACTATATAGATGATGATGGATATATAGTACTACCAGAGCCACCAGAACCAGGATCGTACTTTGAAGCACGATTGTTTCCAGGAGTGGATTTACAGGCAAGACCACCTATTTATCCATTCAGGGCAATAGACATATACTTAGGAGATTAATTAATGGCTAGAAGAATAGTTGTAGAGGATTACACATTTACTCCATCTACAAGAACGATTGTCGTAAATCGTTATATTAGACAGGAACATCTTACTCTTATCACAAATGTTAGCAGAAACCAAGTTATTTATAACTTCTCTGACCCTGCCCTTACTGCTACATCATATTTAGCAGTATCAACAAATACGCGCCAGGGTGCGACACTAAATAGAGACACGCTTGTATACTCTGCTGCTAGCGGAACAACTACCATTGTCCTTAACTACAATACTGCTGGTATGTCTTCAGCAGATAAGTTGCAGATTCTCATAGATGAGCCAGCAGAAACTTTTAGACCAGATGAGGTGTATAGAGATCCTGTCGATAAATTAAGAGTCTCAACTCCACAGTCATTAATTGATACAGATTTTGAGTATTCTCCACAGCCATCAAAGTGGGAAAGCCTAAGCCTAAGTTCAAACTATCCATCATTCTATTCAAGAACTACTGGAGCCACCGCCTTTGACCTAGCATCAATTGTTGGCGGCAATCAAAGTCCAAGGTCTACTATTACAGTAACAACAAATGTTGTGCATGGACTTAATGCTGGAGATGTTGTAGTTGTACAAGATTCAACTAGCGCATTCACAGACGGTACATTTCTTGTAGATTCAGTCCCTACTACAACAACATTTACATACACCGCGTTTGGAGTAGTTAATGGATCTGTTCAAGACTCTTCATATACAACAATTTATGGCGGCGGTATCTTTGACGGTGCTAGAATTCCATTAGCGGTATCAGCAACAGCCATGGTATATTCTGGAACATCTATTACTGTAACTACTGCATCTGCACATGGGTTAGTTCCAGGTGCCCCCATTTTAGTTAGGGGGGTAACTGCAACTACTAATCCACCAAATGGTAACTGGGTAGTGGAGACAGTTGCCACACCAACAACGTTTACATATACAGCATCTGCCGCACCTACAGGAACACTAGCATCAGGGACTAACTTTGCTACTGCATTTTTATATGTTCGTCCAGATGGATATCAGCAACATAGAGCCTTAGACGGCGGTGTTTTAATTACAACTGGCGGTCCATCTAATGGATCACAAATGATTAGACAGACAAGAAGATACTTTAGATACCAATCTGGTAAAGGTGTTCAATATTCAACTGGAATAAAGTTTACCCCAACGTTCGATATTGATACTATTTCTGCTAGTGGTAATACTGTTACTGTAAATACAATACAAGATCATAATCTTCAAATTGGAACATCAATTAGAGTTGAAGGTGTTGTATCTTCTGCTGGCAATGCAGATAGTGATAGATATAATATTACCGCAAATGTTGCTAGTGTTACTGGATCAAAATCATTCACATATACGACTACAGCAATTCCTACAGATACTGCTCCAGGTGGAACTAATATTTTCGTAACAGCAGTAAACTGGAAAGGATCTGCTGTACGAGCGGGTCTTTATGATGATCAGAACGGATTCTTCTTTGAGTATGACGGACAAACAGTTTATGCATGTAGAAGAGATTCAGTAAAAGAACTTTTTGGTCGTGTGAATGTAACTAGTGGTTCAAGCACTATTACTGGAACGAATACGAGATTTTTGAGTCAATTGGTTGTCGGAGAATATGTTGTGGTTAAGGGACAAAGTTACTTAATTACAAGTATTACTAATAATACTAGTATGACTGTAGCACCCGCATATCGCGGAGCAACAAGAACAAATTCTAGATACCTAAAGACTCAGACATATAGAATTCCTCAGTCTGCATGGAACATGGATTCAATGGACGGTACTGGTCCATCTGGATATAACATGGATATCTCAAAGATGCAGATGGCCTATATTGACTACACTTGGTACGGCGCTGGACACATTAGATTTGGATTCCGTGGACCCAATGGAGATATTGTCTATTGCCACAAAATGCCAAACAATAATATTAATACATCTGCCTACATGCGTTCTGGAAACCTTCCTGGAAGGTTTGAGGCAATTAACTATGGACCAACCACTAGATTGGTAGCAGGAGCAAGCATAGCAAGAGGTTCCGCATTTGCCCCTGCTGATGGAACATTATATGTAGAAGATGCTGTCAACTGGCCTTCAACTGGCTGGATTCTAGTAAAAGACAATGTAAATTGTGAAATGATTAGGTATACAAGCATTGGATCATACAATTCTTCTGCTCGCGGGTATCCAATATCAGGATTATCAAGAAGAACATCATGGACATATGCTGGAGTTAATCCTGCTGGATCATTCTCCTCTACAGCATATAACCTAGGTGGAACTTCTTCTAACGTAACATTTACACCTGATTCATCATTAGGTGGAGTAGGATCAAATGGTCAGGCTTCTGTAAGTTATGTATACAGCGATTGCGCTCCAGTTGTAAGCCATTGGGGTGTTTCTGTGATCATGGATGGTCGTTATGATGATGACAAGTCTATTATCTTTACCGCTGGTATGAATAGATTCATGTCAATTTCTACTGGCGCACAAAGACCACTCCTTGCCATTAGAATTGCTCCTTCAGTAGATTCTGGAATTGGAAGAAACTTCGGGGTAAGAGAAATTGTTAATAGAATGCAGTTAACTCTCAACAGCATGGAAGTCTTTTCTGCTGGACAATTCCTAATTGAAGGAATTCTTAACCCACAAACCATTACTGGTGGAGGACTAACAATTCCTAATGATTGGTCTACAATATCTGTTGGATCTGGATCGCTGGCACAGGTAGTCTATTTTGACGCTACTTCAGCATTCAATGCCGTCGCAGCAACAGCGTCTGGAGCATTTACTGGAGGAGATAGAGTATTTGCATTCTATGCAGAAAACTCTGGTGGAACAAATCCATCTGCTACATCCTTCGACCTATCTAGGGCTAGAGATCTAGGAACATCTATTCTTAGTGGTGATGGATCAGCGGGAACAGTTAATCCAGGTTATCCTACTGGACCAGATATTCTATTAATTACTGCAAGAAACTTAGCAGCAGCAGGCAATGCTAACGTGGCAGCAAGAATTTCTTGGACAGAAGCACAAGCGTAGAAAGGGAAAAATATGCCTATTAATAGAATTAGGTTAGACGATGTTGATATTAGGAACATTACAACTACTACAACATTACTAAGTGAAACTATTGCAGATTTATCAGATAGAGTAGATTTAAAAATCAATGCAAACTCCCCAGCACTAACTGGAATTCCCACTGCACCTACTGCTCCCGTAGATACTAACACTACCCAAATTGCAAACACCGTCTTTGTGTTGAATCAAGGTTATCTAAAATCTACAACAGCACAATCAACATATTCTCCTATAGCAAATCCTACTTTTACAGGAACGGTAAATGCAGGAGCAGCATTAATAACTAACGAGGTTCTGGAGAATGCTAACATAATTGCTTCTGCCATCCCTGCTACTGCAAATATTGATATGGTAACATCAGGAATTCATTATTACACAACTAATGCTTCTGCAAACTGGACATTTAATTTTAGAGGCGATTCATCAACAACATTAAATAACCAGATGGCAATTAATCAAGTTACTACAGCAACAATATTAGTAACAAATGGTGCAACACCTTTTAGGGCAACTGGATTTCAGGTTGATGGATCAGCCATTACACCTAGATGGGCAGATGCCCTTGTTCCCGCAGCGGGGAATGCTAATAGCATAGACATTTATACTTTTACTCTTATAAAGATAGGAGCAAGTGCATTTACCGCACTGGCTAGTCTAGCAAGGTTTGCATAATGCCATTTGTTTCAAAATTTTCTGGGCATGGTAGAGTTCCAGGAATTCACAAGCCAGCCGCTCCACCAATACCATCAGTAACTAATACTGCAACGACATTCGATACTTTAACATTTACTATTGGAAATTATAACGCTACATGGACTTATACTGGGTCTATATCTCCAAGTGCTGGAACAATTACTTTTAGTGGCTCTACAGTAACTATTACTGGTCTTACTGGAAGTACCGCATATACTTTAACGGTAACTGCTAGAGGTTCTGGTGGAAGTAGTTCTGGAACTGGTTCTGCAACTACTAACGCACCACCACCATTTTTCCCACCATTCTTTCCGTTCTTCCCATTCTTTCCTCCGTTCTTCCCATTCTTTCCACCATTCTTCCCATTCTTTCCTCCGTTCTTCCCAGGGTTTGGCCCCTTCTTTCCAGGATTTGCTCCCCCTCCACCCCCATCAAAAACCGCTCCCTCAAACTACATAAAGGATGGTATAAAGATTACGCTTTTAACTAGTGAATATGGATATTTAGAGCCCAAGTACCTAACAGAAGAGGACTCTTTGGCATGCATAGATGTTGAAATTACGGATCTTGGAGTGAAGGTAATTGAAGCCACTAGCACAAATATTGTTAATGTTCAATCAACATATGACAATATAAAAATGGTTTATATAAATGGAGACTCATATCCAGAAAATGCAATGCTTCTGTCAACAAAAGACGGGGTATCGAAATTTGTAAAATCAACAGAATTAGATGAGTCATATTACATATTTGATTATGAGTCTATGGAATTTATAAAGATAGAAAGCGTATCCGTTGAAGATTTTTATGGAATAATATACAATATAGAGTGTAGCCCTAACAATAATTATGTTATCCAAAAAACAATTGGCTACTTCGAATAACTAAAAGAAAGAATGCAATGAACGATTGGCTAACTAAAAGTCGTGAAGAAACTCATGCCCATAGAATGCCGGATAGGTTTTTAAATGGTACATTAGTAACCAATCCAGCGCTGGGAATAAATGTGTATAACATGGCTATACCAGATAAAGTATGTAGTGATTCGATAAGAACCCTTGAAGAAAATTTAGGTAGTGATAGAGAATATAACTGGAAGCCTGCCATCGTAACTGAATCAAGCGAGCCTCTTCTAGAGGCTAGATTCTGCATGGACTTCAAAGTAGGACAAAACTGCCTTGGAGAAAGAAGTAATACCAATTCAGTATTTTATGATATGCATGAATCTGTTTTTCGCAGTATTTATCCATGCTCTATAGATTATGGATCTTACTGGGGTGTGGGCATAAACTACTTTGAGGTATTTAACTTTGTTAAGTATGAAAGTCCTGGGCACCATTTCAATATTCATGCGGATCATGGCCCAGCCTATGTTACTACAGTTTCAATAGTTGCATATTTAAATGAAGACTATCATGGAGGAGAATTACATTTTCCCAGATTTGATCTTACTTTAAAGCCAAAAAAGGGTGACGTAGTTATATTCCCATCTACCTTTATTTATGAGCATTCTTCTGAACCAATGATTTCAGGAACTAAATATTCAGTCGTCGTGATGACAGATTATAATTCTCGTGGAAAACTTAGATATTACGCATATCGTGAACAAGATGATCAATTGGTATATTAGGTAGTCATGTATAGTTTTGAAGAAGTATCAGACAGAATTAAAAATTTTTATACTCAAGATCAACAAACTTGGTCATCTGTTGAAGAACTAGCCGATGGCGTATTTGTTTTTCATGACGTTATTCCTCACAACACCACCTCTTTTCTGGAGGACGTTATTCAGGATACTTCTAACAATTATGGCTATATGGAGGCTATGGTTGGTTACGGAATGAAAATGCCAGAGTATAGAGACTGTCTAGATTTTAAGTACAAAAGAAGTGACATAGAAAATGATAACTCCATTTCGGGAATGTTACTAAAAAAATTATGGGATAGCGTGTACTCTAAATGCCTTCCTGCCGTTCAGTCCTACTGCAAACTCTTTAACATCGGAGAACTTAGGTACTGGGAGGCTATGAATTTTGTTAAGTATGGGCCAGGAAAGCACTTCCAGGAACATGCAGATCACGGATATTCTTACAATTGCGTAGTATCTTTAGTAGGATACCCTAATGATAACTATGAAGGTGGAGAGTTGGAATTTAGACTACAGAAATTAAAAGTAAAGCCAAGGGCGGGAGACCTTTTTGTATTTCCCTCTAACTTTATGTATCCACATAAATCATTACCAGTTATAAGTGGTACAAAGTATTCTATTGTTACAATGCTAGATTATTCAGATAAGTACCACCGTCCAGAATTTTATCAAGAAACTGGTTCATAGTGAACATTAGTGTGTATAGAGAGCCCAACTCTCCTACCCAACTTGATCAGTTGCCAATGACAAGAGACTGGATGGACTTAACTTTCGATAGACATGCATATCAATGTTTCCCAGTATCTATGGCTAACCGCGCAGGGCTGGGTATATCATTTAAAGAAGATGTGTCATTCGTCTGGGACGGAATAAATACTTCTTCAGACCATCATATAAGGATAATTAAGGGAGAAAATTTTGCACATTCCAAGAGAGGAAATCGTACCGTAAGTTTTGACACAGGATTGTACTTTTCCCCAGAGAGTAATCTGTCTTTGATGACTATGACTCCACCAAATATATTTTTAGATGGAATTCAATGTATCAGTACCATTGTCAGCACTTCTGCATTAGTTGGAACCTTTCCTATAGCACTAATGGTTACTAAGCCAAATGTAGAAATTATTATTCCAGCAGGAACTATAATTGCTTCAATACTTCCAATTTCTCTATCAGAATTAAATAATATAGAGATTGATATAATTTCAAAACGTCCAGATTTCATGTCTGATGCAAACTGGAATAACAGGATGCGCGAGCGAGGGGAAGCCTCTCAGAAACTAAATTCTAAGGGAGAGTGGACGCATTTTTATCGAAATGCTGTAGACCATAATGGAGAGCCTTATGGAGAACATGAGGCAAAAAGAATAATAATGAAAGTAAACGATGAAGATTAAATTCATATCTAATAGGCCGTGGCTGAATAAGAGTAGTAAGAATGTCCCCATGTCTGCTGTTAAGGCTATTCCAGATTGGTATGTTTCAGAAAGCAGATATCTAAAAAATCATGACGGAGAAGATATAATTGGTCCCGATGGAGCCAAAGTCCCATCGTGGAAAGCCTGCCCAGCGATATATGACATACTTGGCACGGGATATGTCCTAAGAACTCCATGCGACATCACCTTTTATCTAGAAGGAGACTGCCTAGAAGTAAAAATAAATCCTAGGTATGCAGACTTTATTCATAAGCGTAGCGAAATGCCAGGATTTATGCAGCCGGAAGGGTATAGGAAGGAACACTTTGCCTGGTGGCCAGATTGGGGCATAGACACTCCAAAGGGCTATAGCGTTTTATGGTCACATCCATTTAATAGATTTGACCTTCCATTTTTAAATACTACTGGTGTGGTTGACAATGATAAAGTTAATCTTCCTGGCACGGTGCCATTCTTCATAAGAGAAGGCTGGGAGGGAACTATACCTCAAGGAACTCCATATCTTCAACTTTTACCATTCAGGAGAGATGACTGGGAATCCGAACATGAGTTTCCTGATGAACATATAATGTATAATAATAATGTAGAAAATAGCGCTAAATTTCGCGTTCCAGGCGGTGGAGTTTACTTGAATCAAGTCTGGTCTAGAAGAAAGTACCTATAATGGAACATCCTAAGTCAATCACTCCATCAGGATTCTTTGGCGATTCACCAGAAAATATTGTATCGCTTGAGAACTTTATATATCCTGAGGAACTAGAAAAATTAAATAGTTTTATTAGGACAAACGATATCTGGGATGTTACCGAAACCCATTACAATGAGAATGGTACTGTAATATATGATTCGGGATATTGGGCTAATAGAGTAATCACTCACAGGAATATGGTTAAAGCCAATGCTGAAATTCCAGATATAATTCATGGAATGGTGTTAAGATTAAAGTTAGTTGTCGATGACTTTTTTAATGTGGATGCTGAACCGACAGGCCCAGCAATGGTGAGATGGCTGCCTGGTCAATTGCAGATGCCACACGCAGATAAAGAATTACATACTGGGCCAGATGCTGGTAAGCCTAACGACTTTCCCTGGTATGATTTAGCAGGACTATTCTACATTAATGATGATTACGAAGGTGGAGAACTTTACTTTCCAAATCAAGGAATACAATTTAAGCCTAAGGCGGGAGCAGCATATTTCTTTCCAGGAGATATGAATTACATACATGGAGTTACTGAAGTTAAATCAGGAATTAGATACACCGTTCCATTCTTTTGGACCATAGCAAAGCATACAGGGGAGAAGCATCCTTGATTATTGATGGTATAAATAAAGAAGACTTTATCATATATAAAGATGAGCCAAACTCTAAAGGTGAGTTAGGAATTACTGATAATAGAATAGTAGAGATACAAAAATTTGTCACCCCAGATACTGCGGAGAAGATGGTCAGGTACTTTGAGCATAAGGCAGAAATGTGGGGTCCAATTGCTTTTTATGGATCTTCTGGCATGGGCCTGCATCAGAATTCTTCTGAACTTCCAGAATTTGGGCTTCCCGAGAACTTTTTCGGACTAATTGCAAAGAAGTTTCAAGAGGCCGTAGAATCTATATTCGGTAGAGAGGTAAAGCCTAATACTTCTCATGCCCAAAAATGGGATGTAGGAGGATACGCATCTCCCCACTCTGATAACTCAGACTTTGAAGGCGTCCCTAATTCATTTCAAATTAATAAATATGTAGGAATTCTCTATTTGAACGAAGATTATGATGGCGGCGAATTATATTTTACAGAGCATGATATAAGCATTAAGCCATCAGCCTACTCTTTTATCTCCTTCCCAGGGGGCGTAGAAAATATCCATGGAGTTAGCGAAATAACTAATGGTACAAGATATACCATGGTTTCATTTTGGGACTTTAAAGAGGCAGAATATTCTGATCAATTAAAAGAAGAGTGGGATCAAGAATTGCTTAGAGTTCGTGCAGAGCAAGAAAAGCAAAGAGAAGAGTGGGATAAGGGCAATAAGTATGCGTAGCATTTTGAATAAGCCAGATATCATAGAGGGTGTATATTACTACAAAGGAATGATTCCCAATCCACCGGAACTTGTGGAACTTATTGAAGAAACTAATGCATCTTTAACGAATGAAGAAATTATTTCAAAGTGGTGTACATGGGAGTCGTCAGATGGTATTAGCAAGTTTGGTAGTACCAAGTCAGTAGATGACTCTAAAATAGCAACCACAAGTGACGAGATTAAGTATATCTATGGAGTTATAATTTCTGCGATTCGCATAGCATCTAGGCACTATGAACATTCAAATAACTTAGATTTGGGCAGGCAGTCTCCAATATCTATTTCCAAATATTCTGAAGGTAAGTTTATGGGTCCGCATACAGATGAAAAAACTGGCGCTCACATTTCTGGTGTGTTGTATCTTAACGATGAATATTCTGGTGGAGAATTAGGTTTCCCTAATCAGGGATTTTCTATAAAGCCTGAGGCCGGAAGCATGGTAATATTTCCTTCTACTCAGCCATATGTTCATGATCCACAGCCAGCGAGCGGGGCTGAAAGGTATATTTGCCCTGTATTCTGGTACAAATAAGATATAATTAACATATGTCCTACTCTCAATTAGTTCTAGCAGATAAGCCATTAGGATATTGGGAATCCCCAGATTTTGGCGTAGAGAACCTACTAACACAGAATCAGTATTCTATAGAAACTTCTACTTCTGGCTGGTCTGCAGTAAACTCTAATACTTCAATATCAAGAGTGACCTCTGATTCATATATTGGATCTGCATCATTAAAGTTGACAGCAAATTCAGCAAGTCAGCGTGGTGAGGTTAGAATTTCTTCTGGATCTCGCATTCAGGTAACTCCTGGTAAAAGATATACGATGCTTGCTAGAGTAAAAAGGGCGCAGGGAACTAGAAATGCTTCAATAAGAATTGAATATTTTACTACTCAAAGTGGATCTACATTATCAGAGGCAGTTAGATACTCTAACGAATTTCAACTATCTAGTGACTCCTGGACAACTATATATCATACTGACTTAATATTCACCCCCAATGACAACGACTACTTTGTATCTTGGGGTATTGCCACTAATGGTTCAGGATCTATCGGAGATGAACTTTTAGTAGATGGCGTTCAGTTCTATGAGGGTAGCGTATATCAAATAGAAGATAGAGTATCTACCAATAATATAAATATATTTGAATACGATCATAAAAATATTAAGCCCATAATATTTGGTACAGATAGTTGTGTAAAACTGACTGAGCAAGTTTCCCCGAATTTGAATAACAATTATAAATTGTTTATATCTGGCACAGAAAATAAAGATTCAACCATTGAAATGTGGTTTGCTATAGAACAGCCGCCATCCTATAGACATACACTTTTGAAGATAGGAACATTCCTAAACTGCTACATTGAAAGAGATAGAATATTCATAGAATCAGGCGGGAAGAGTGCAAGCATACAGGTAGTAGACTGGGAAAAACAACACTATGTTGCCATTTCATATTTAAACAGAAAGGTAGATCTTTATTTAGATGATAGAGATCCTGTATCTGTTTCACTAGACGAAGACTTCAGGTTTGATGACATAATAAATACCACACTTATACCATCCGTGGTGTTTGGCCCATGCTCTAGCCCAAGAAACTTAATTTTCAACCCGTCCTTTGAGGATGGGACAATAGGATGGGAATTACATGGATCAGGAACGACTATATCTAGTGTTTCTACAGATTCATTTTCTGGAAATAAAAGTTTAAGCATTTCTAGATCTGCAAGTTCAAACTCTGGGGCAAAGATTGTAGATAGATTACCAGTTAAAAAATACAATAAGTATCAGTTATCAACTCAAGTTAAAATTCCTTCTGGTCAACAAAGCACTACCTTGAAGTTAATATGTAAAACATACGAAGATGTTTCAGCAGGATCTGTAATAAATAACTATGAAGATCAAATAGTAATATCTAGCGCAGACTCATGGCAAGAACTATCTCTTTCATTTACCCCTGGATATAATGAAAATTATATAGAGGTCTATGTTGTAAGTTCTGTTTCTGGAACAGCAGGACAAGTATTTTTAGTAGATGCCTGCCTTCTAGAAAAGTCAGACTACCCAGTTGCCTGGGACGAACTTTCTTATGCCAGCGATCCACTTTTTATATCTTCAATAGCCTTGTACCCCTTTGCGTTGCCTAGAGATAAAATAATAAAAAGAATCAATTATGCTACCCAAGATCTTTCAGATTCTCTTTCAATTAAATTCTCTGGAGATAGAATAAATACAGATTACAATTCTATTTACGCCACTAAAGAAGTCGATATTTTAGAATTGGCAAAAACAGATCAAGTAACCTCACAGAATCTTTTATACACAAATAATGGATTCTATATGCCATCAGTAAAGCCTGCAGTTATCTCATCTGGACTGTATGGCGGGTCCTATTCTTTAAACTCTAATGGAGTTCTACTATCTGGTGATTATTTTATCAACATAGATAATGTAGATAAATACTTTAATCCATATTCATCTACAATAAAAATGCAAATTCAGTTAGACTCTACATCTGGCGACGGGACCTTACTTACAATAACACCAGTAACTAATGCCTATGCAATATCAATTAAAAAGCAATCTAATAAGATAGTAGGAGTCGTCCTTAACGATTTTGGAGATCTATCTCCAGACGTACTATTTCAGTCCAACACTCTAACATCAGGTCAGTATAACCTTGCGTTTAATTTTACAGAATTATCAATGTCTGTAAAAGTCGGGGCGCAAGAGTTTAATGATATAAGCATTCCTAATATACAAACGTATACTCAGATAGTTTTGGGCAACTTCCCCTCATCTGATGATGCGTTCCCAGATAGAATTAGAAACTTTGGAGTAGATCCACTAACAGCGTTTAATAGTATAAATTGGTATTCTCCAGAATTGTATATGCTTAGATTTAATGGAAATCTAAATGTATCTCAAAAGGGTAAGATAGAATATACGGCTACCAGCCTGGATACATCTAATAACAGCATAGTTACTTTTAATGACGCTAGCAAGCCGTACCTTTTTATAAATGATGAAATTATCTACGAGCCTTCTAATATTCCAAACAATAATTATGAAAATCCAGAGTCTATAAAAATATATGCAGAAGTGACTACTGAAGATGCATACTTAGATAATCCTATAATTAACAATTTATACGCTTCTTCATTTAATTCAAATGAAGTTATCTCGTCACTATCGAACTTTGTGCTGACCCCAAATGTGGATATAAGTTCTAATTATGTAGATAGCCCATATATTATAAAGAGTAGAGAGACAAACGTGCTAGCACATGACTCAAACATAGGGGTAAAATTTACTAGAGGAATATCATCTGGGTGTAGAATAATTAAGAATACATCAGATTATAAAATTATTGAATTTATCTTTAAAATTACCAAGTATCCAAATAGATCAGAAGTTTATAATATATTTGATATATCTGGAGCAACATCTATAGGTCTTTCCTACTCATCGGCGGGATTGAATAAGTATGGAGCATATGATCTATACATAGATGGACAATTAAGAAGTACACCATCCTTATACGAAATTTCTGTAGGAGAAATCTATCACATAATAGCCGTACTTCCTTCAGCAAATAATAATAATATTCACTTAGGAAGTAACAAGTCTTCTGCCAATATGATTAATGGATCTATAGGTAAAATTTGTATATATGAAGAAATAAACATGAATTACGCAACATTTGCATCAGACAAGTACCAAGACCTAATAGGAAGGGTTTCTAGATCAATTTCTGGAGGCTCAGTTAATGTAAATGATGAGCCTGCGGGTACCCAAACATACTATAGAAATAGCGACTACTTTGAAATGATTGATCTTCCAAAGGTCAAATTTGTCACATCTTCGTGGGAAGAAATCGATCTAGCGAACTAATATGTCTCAATTATTGACGTATTTTGTTATTTAAGAGTGAAAAATGGTATCATATTAATATGAAGAGAACTAGAATTACAGAGGTTGAAGAAACTGATTACGGTCTATATTTATGGGAAATGCCAGACGGATCTTTAGTGGCAGATGACCAAAAAAACTTTTTAAATATCCCAGCAAAGAAGAACGACAGGGAAAAAATAAAGTTGCTAGTAGACACAGTTAAGTCCTTTGGAATTCATGAGGGCCGCGCCGTATTTTGGTCAGGCCATAGAAGAGTTACAGATGAAGAATATGAGTATCAGAAGCAAAGAATGGAATGGGGACTTATCCCAGACGAACTTGATTACGGCGCAGCGAGGGATGAATTAATGTCCATGCAAAAGAGGCTAAAATGACAGAGTATATAGAAGATTCATCTTCTGAAGTCCACGTTGTATCATCTAATGATTTTTTCCACTACTCATCAGATTCACACTCAGACCCATTCCTTGAGAGCGTTGAAGTAATAAATAAATATGACGGCCTATCTCCTTCATTTAAAAGAAAGAATACTAGGCAATTACAGAAATATCATCAAGGAGTCTCTGGAACTAGATCTAAGAAGATTGAAGATCCAGATGTAACTGGATATGCCATGTTTGAGGTTGTAGAGCCTCCCTATAACATGGACTACCTTGCAAAAGTTTATGAAATTTCTTCACCCCACCATGCCGCAGTCGATGCCAAAGTATCAAATACCGTGGGCCTTGGCTATGATTTTATTGAAACCTCTGATACTAAAGAAAAGTTAGAAGAAATTGATGATGATGACACTAGTAAACTAAACTTTTTAAGAAGAAAAATTTCCAGATCAAAAACTAGAATGTATGAGGTCCTTGACTCTCTAAATGAAGATGAGAGTTTTACTGAGACTATGAAAAAAATTGATGTTGACTATGAAGCAACAGGAAATGCATACCTAGAAATAGGAAGAAAAGTAGATGGAACTATAGGCTACTTAGGACAAATTCCATCATCAAATATGAGAGTTCGTAGAAACAGGGACGGATTCATTCAAATAGTCAATAATAAAATCGTATTCTTTAGAAACTATGGAGATACAGAAACTCCAGATCCAGTTGGAAATGATTCTAGGCCAAACGAGGTAATGCATTTTAAGAAGTACACTCCTACAAATAACTACTATGGGGTTCCAGACATTATCCCAGCACTATCAGCATTGGCTGGTGACGAGTTTGCTTCCAAGTTTAATCTAGACTACTTTGAAAATAAGGCTGTGCCTAGATATATCGTTGTAGTAAAGGGAGCAAAGTTATCTGATGATTCCCAAAGAAAACTTCTAGAGTTCTTCCAGACTGGCCTAAAGGGTAAAAATCACAGATCATTATACATACCTCTACCAGCAGACGATGGACAGTCCAAGGTAGAATTTAAGATGGAGCCAGTAGAGGCTGGAATACAAGATTCATCATTTAGAAACTACCGCCTTGAGAACCGTGATGAAATTCTTATGGCTCACAGAGTTCCAGTAACCAAGGTTTCTATGGGTCAGGGAGTCTCCTTGGCTGCTGCCAGAGATGCTGACAAGGGCTTTAAAGAACAAGTAACTAGACCAACACAAGATTACTTCCAAAAGAAGATTAACAAGATTGTTAAAGAATTTACTGACATGTTCACACTAAAGTTCAATGAACTTACTCTTACAGATGAAGATACTCAATCAAAGATTGATGAAAGATACCTCAGGATGCAAGTTATTGTTCCTAATGAAGTAAGATCCCGTAAGGGTATGCCAGCATTAGATGGGGGAGACACCCCAATAGTTCTAAATGCTCAGGCTAGAGCAGAACAAAATGCTCAAAATACAAGAAATAGATCAAGAGATCAACAAAGACAAAATAACTCACCAGACTCTAGTGGAGAGGCAAGAAATCCACAGGGTGACGGGAGAGTTGTGGAATAATTGTGGAAAAATTTTTGTATTATTTTAAATACTTGATAACATTTACTTGAGATGGAAATTAATAAGTCTTATTGGCATAGTGACGGCGACAGAATAAGTCTGTCTGTTCCGTTCTTTAAAGTTGACGAGGAGCGCAGAATTGTCTCCGGCTTTGCCACGCTAGACAATGTAGATAGACACAATGATATTGTAGATGCAGAGGCATCCATAAAAGCCTTTGAAACATTCCGTGGCAATTTAAGAGAAATGCATCAGCCAATTGCTGTAGGCAAAGTAACTAATTTCCGTGAAGAGCAGTTCTATGATAAGTCAACTGGCCAAACCTACCGTGGCGTCTTTGTAGACACATATGTATCTAAAGGTGCCCAAGATACCTGGGAAAAGGTTGTTGATGGAACACTTTCTGGATTCTCTATCGGAGGAAACATTACAAAGGTAGATAGTGTCCAAAAGGGTGACGACATGGTTCGTGTCATCAAAGAATATGAACTTGTAGAACTTTCCCTAGTAGATAGCCCAGCGAATCAACTTGCCAATGTGTTTTCTATTCAAAAAGTAGATGATCGAATTATAGCAACAGGAATTGCCACAGAGATTAAAATGGATAATATTTTCTGGTGCGAGTCAGATCAAATAGCAGTAGCAAAAGACAATGATTCCTCAACATGTTTAGTTTGTAATTCAGACATGACAAACATTGGTTGGGTAGAGTCCAATGACGTTGCTAAGAATCAGGAAATTGGCAAGGCAATTGATCGTCATGTTAACAAAGATAGTCTTTCTGGAAATAATCCAGAAGAAATGCCTGAGCCAACAATAGCAAAGCAGGCAGATAATGAAACCAATATTGAAGGAGGTGCAGTAGAGAACATGGAAATTGAAAAGAATGAAGACGTTGAAACAGAAGAGAATGTAGAGAAGAACAGAGTTATTGGTGGAGCATTAGATGCTTCTGCAGAGGTTGCAGAAGAAGGTGTGTCCAATGAAGAGTCTGTAGAAGAAACTGAAGAAGTAGACGTTGAAAAGGCTTTAGAAGAAACTGAAATAGAGAAGGCTGCAGTCTCCGATGTTGAGGTTGAAGAACCCGACTTTGTGAAAATGTTGGACGACCTCAAGACTTTCTTCGGAGATAATTTAACAAAGAGCGCAGAAGATACAAAGACTACAGTTGAAGAACTGAGCAAGACTATCGACGCTCGCATTACAGAATTGGCTGATAAGCACGATTCACTCAGCAAAGCAGTTGAGAGCATCAAAAGCGCCATTGACACAATCGAAAAAAGAGTCGATTTGGTTGAGAATGAAACTGCTGTTAAGAAGTCCCGCGATCTGGAAGGGTCAAAGGAAGAAAAAACAATAAGAAAAGGTATTTGGTCCGGCTCTTTCCTCGGTGTTCGTGACCTATAAACAAAAATTCGAAAGGTAGGTGAAAAGCAAAATGAGCAATGAACTTTTACAAAAAGTAATCGAAACAAGTGATATCGGTGCAGGCGGTGGTGGCCTTTTAAAGCCAGAGCAGTCTAACCGTTTCATCGACTACATGTTTGACGCAACAATCCTGACACGCGCTGCTCGTACAATTCGTATGCGTGCAGACACAACAGAGATTGACAAGGTGGGTGTTGGTGAGAGACTGATGGTTCTCGCAACAGAAGGTGCAACTACTGGCCAAACTGATCGTGGCGCAACCTTCACAAAGGTATCTCTTACAACAAAGAAACTCCGCCTAGATTGGGAACTCTCAAGCGAGTCACTTGAGGACAATATTGAAGGTGCAGATCTTGAAGATCATATCGCCCGTTTGATGGCAACACAAGCAGGCAATGACATTGAAGACTTGGCCCTCAATGGCGATACCGCATTGTCAAGCAACAACTTACTCAAGGCATTTAATGGCTTCCGTAAGTTGGCCCTCAACGGAGGATTTGTTGTTGACGCTGGCGGTGCTGCAATCAGCAAGGCCACATTCAACAGCGCCCTCAAGAGAATGCCACGCAAGTACAAGCAACGTCGTAACCAGTTGCGCTTCTTCACCGGAAGCAACTTGGTTCAGGACTACTTATACAACCTCACATCAATTGGCCAGGGAGCCACACCAGAAGATATTGCTTCTAGCATTCTTCGTGGAAACCCAGCCGCTCCTGATGGTGCGCCAGGTGGAGTAATTCCATTCGCATTCGGCATTCCAGTCGTTGAAGTTCCACTAATTGACGAAACTCGTACAGGTGATTACTCAGGTGCAACTGGCCAACACGGTGAAGTTCACTTGACATTCCCACAAAACTTTATCATCGGCATTAAGCGCGATGTTACAGTTTACCGCGAGTTCAAGCCAAAGAAGGACACAATCGAATACACACTCTTCGTTCGCGTAGGTGTGGCAATCGAAAACCTTGATTCCTTCGTAGTTGTTAAGAACGTTAAGGTCGCTTCCTGATCTAACTATTAGCACTAGCATTGGGGGAGGAGAAATCCTCCCCTTTTGCTATTTCTGATATAATTGTTGAAGATAGAAAGGATAAAAATGTCTTTTACAGCAATGAAAATTAAGGAACTTCGTGAGGTTGGAGATTACTTCGGTGTGGAACTTGAAGGATTGAAAACTAAGAATGAAGTTATTTCTGTACTTTCAGAAGAAGGAATTACATATGAAATGTACTCAAAGTTTTTAGGAGCAGAAAAAGCAGAGGTAGATCTTCCAGTTAAAAAAACAAATAAGAAGCCTCCTGCAGAATCTGCCGTTCTAGTAAGAATGGAAAGAGAAAACCCAGCATATGAAATTAATGGATATACATTCACTAGAGAGCATCCATATGTAGTTATGTCTGAAGAAGATGCAGAATTTATTTTCGAGACACAAGAAGGATTTAGAATGGCCACTCCCAGAGAGGTCCAAGAATACTATAACTAACGGAGGGTTTGAATGATAGAGATTTATACTGGCAGGGTAGGTACAATAGATTTAATAACTTATGAAGATGGTTTGCCTACAGCGCCAGATTCAAATCCTACTGTTGTAGTAACTGATGCATCAACTGGACAATCAGTAGTTACTGGTTCTCCAACTCTAGTAGATTCAGACTATCCTGGTGAATATAGATATAGGCTTCCAGCCTCCTCCACCGCTTTTGACAGGGTTTTAAAAGTAGTATGGTCATATACCATTAATTCTAGATTAAATCAAGAAACAGAATATGTATATGTCTCTACTCCATATGCAACTCCAGATGAGATATCTGCAGAACTAGGATTCTCCTCAAGACCTGAGGATGCTAATTACTATTCATATGAAAAAATAGTAGGTGCAGAAAGAGTTGCTAGAATGATGATAGACAATTATCTAGGATTCTCAATAAACAAATCTCAAGGTTCTGTAGTTGCCTACGGCTCGGGTGCAGATGTATTGATACTACCCTCAAGAATGATTTCCGTTACATCACTAACAGAAAACGATGAGGCGGTAATAAATACAGCAACCAACTACAACATATTTGGATTTAATGTTGAATTGACAGAAACATCATATGGACTAAGAATTATTCCTCCAAATCCAGGTGATAATATAGACGAGCAAGAAGAGTTTGATTATACTGGATTAACTAAGGGAAGATTTAGAGATGGATATAGATATGAAGTTTCTGGAATTGTCGGGTGGGACTATGTTCCGTCAGAAGTTAAGCAATCAGCATTCCTACTAGTTAACGACCTACTTTGCAGCGATAACATATGGAGAACTAGGTATGTTAAGAAGATAAATAGTGGACAGTTGTCGGTAGAAATGTCTGGACAGGCCCACTTTGGCACGGGAAACGCAATAGTAGATGCTATCCTACAAAAGTTTAGAATGATCCAGGCTGTGATTATTTAATGTATGGATGTATTAGAAGTTCTTTATTCTCAATGTCTGCTGAACTTCTACATCAAATTAGGGATCAAGATTCCGATACTAATGAAATAACCAGGCGATGGGTAGTTCTTAAGCCTATATCATGTGCAATAATTCCAATTAGAGAAAGCGGAGGCTCCGCAACATCTGATAACAAAAACTTTTCAAAAGAATATACTGAAGACTTAGAAATAAAAATGCACACTTCTGAGCAATTAAGTAAAAGATGGAGAGTAACCAACATAAAAAATTCTTCTAAAAAAGAATTATATAAAGAGGTGGATAGAATCTCTCAGCCCAACACCATATTTGAAGTGTATGCGTCACATCCAATCGTAGACATATTTGGAAATGTTCAGTATTACGAAAATCATCTTAAAAGAGTAATGGTGCAGTCGAATGATTAATGTCAGAATAGATTCTTCATCTGAAGCCGAACTCTTTGCCGAACTAAATAAAAAAATAGATGGCATGAAAGAGTTAACAACTGCTTATACCCAGAAAGAACTAATGGACACCGCATTTTCTATTGCAGCATTAAAATTTGTTAAGACTACAAATATGTATGCAAGATCAAATAAGAATGCATTCCACCATGTTTATGAATGGAAAGAAACTGGAAGAGAGTCTGGAAGATTATTTAGAATAATCAAAAGAAATTCTTCTGCAGGCGCTGCCACTATCTATACAAAGTTTAATAATTCTAAGAAGCAATCTCCAATAGCACCAATTCTTAAAAATCCAGGTGCTACAGGAGCGGTAGTAAAAAGAAGTGGTGTATTTAAAGATAAGGCTAATGTCATGGAGGCTGGAAAGCCAGTACAATTTATTACTACTAGGACAATAGCATTTAGTCCAGATAGAAGATCCATAGTTTTTGTACCACCTGGAAAAACTATAAGCATTAGAAATCCAGGAGGAAATGATGTAAAAGGGTCTTTCAATAAACACTTTATTTCATGGTGGAATATCAATTTCCCAACCATACTAGATGATTCTGGAGTTATTTTAAATATACAAAAGAACGTTGCTAGAGCATTGAATAGAAAAGGTGCGGGAAGATCTAGTGTTAGAGAAGCAATATTTAGGTCTACATCTGCATACAAAACCGTTGGGAGTGTAATCTAAAATGGCAGACTATACAAAAAACGCTAGAACAGTAATCAACTCGTTCTTGTGGAGTGAATTAAATGATTCTGGAATAATGCTAGCAGAAAATTATAGACCTGATGGCTTTACCAAGGGTATAATCCCAATTGTTCCTATACAGGAAATCCCAGAGTTTAACAATCTTATACCCGATGAGCCATACATAACTTATGACTATGAAGTTGAAGGGTATGGAGATCAATGGTGGATCTGTGAAGAAAGAATGCTCTACACAATAATATCCACAAGTGTTTCTAAGATATCCGAAATAACTGAGTTTATAATTGATTTATTTAGAAGGCTTGATAACTCAGGAAAAGATGTTCAACTATATAATCCATTAAATGACAAAGTTAAGTTCTACTCTGTTGGTCTTAATAATGCCACAGCCCCAGCACCCTTTGAGCAAGAGGGCGGAAGAATGGCTGGATCGGTAGAGATTTCTTACAAATATGCAAGAATCTTATACGCTGATGGCAGATTCGCCTGATCCTTTGTGTTAATGCCCCTTCATGCTATTATATAAAAGAGGAAAGTGCTAAACCAGATATTAAAATATATCTGAAAGGTAGGTGTAACAAATAGATGGCCGATAAAGGTGAAGTTCGCAATATTATCGTTGGTGCCGCTCAGGTTTTTATCTCTAAGGGCGACTCAACAGAAATTGCAAATTACAAAAAGGTAATGCCAGTATTTGGCTCAACAGCCGCAGGAAACTACCTTGAGACAACAGCAGCAGCAGACTGGAGAAACGCAGGATACACATCCGAAGGTTTCGAAATTTCATACGAACCAACATATGGTGAGGTTGAAGTTGACCAGTTGCTTGACTCTGCTCGTATCTTCAAGACCCAGTTGCGCGTTATGCTCCGTACTTCCATGAGTGAGGGAACTCTTCAAAACGTTCGTACTGCTTTTGGACAGTCAAACAACTCTCAGGTTAATAGTGTATATACAAATGCACTTGGATCAGAGGCTGGAGCAGGATCATATGGTGGAACACTTAACGCTGATGGTAGCGGTAAGAATGTTCTCAGACTTGCTGCTGGTGCGCTTGGTGAAGCCCCTGTAGAAAGATCTTTGATTGCTGTTGGTCCAGGACCAACAACATTAGCAAACCCAACAAAGACCGAAAGAGTCTATCTCGCTCGTCGCGTTCTCTCCATGGAAACCGTGTCCCACGCTCTCCGTAGAAACGAAGCAACAGTTTACCCAGTTACATTCCGTTGTCTCCCAGATGACGATTTTGCTGGTGCTGAATACGGCGAAATTCTTGATCGCGTTTACTCCTGATAACTTAATATTTTCAAGGTGATACCCCGCTCACAAGGCGGGGTTCATCTTTATGTTTTTAGACCCTATTTTGATATAATTTTACTAGGTTATTAGGAGGAAAAATGCCAACTGCTATTTATGATGTTGCTGAATTAGAATTAGAAAATGGCGAGGTTATTACTGTAAAGCCGTTGCCAATTAAAACATTAAAAAAGTTTATGAATGTTATCAGAGAACTTGATGCTGAAAAGGTAGAGTCTGAAGAGGACGCTCTTGATGTATTTATCAAGGCAGCAATGGTTTGCATGGAAAAGTCAGCGCCACATTTGTCCAAGGACCGCGAGGCTTTTGAAGATGCAGTTAATGTACCAACGATGATGAAAATTTTGGAGATCTGCGGAGGGTTAAAGATGACTGACCCAAATCTCCTAGGGGCGGCTCTAGTTGGGACGAACTAGATCTAGCCGCTCTGGAATCTGAGGCGTTTCTCTTGGGAATCTGGAAAAACTACGAAGAACTTGAAGAAAATTTATCAGTAGATGAATTGCTATCTACTCTAAACGCACATAGAAAATCTCAAAGAGAACAGCAGAGATTCTTTGCTGCAATTCAGGGAATTGATTTATCCGACGATGAGCCAATGGATATTACAGATCTCTCTGGTGCAGATGCTGCTGTTGCTGGATTCGGAGTCGGTATGGGTATTGGACACGTTACTCTGGAGGTAGTTGAGTCTTGAGTCGTATAGATCTTAATGTTGTAGCAACTGGTAATTTTGGCCAACTTGAGGGTCAACTTGCTAGATTAAAGGCACAAATTGCCGCTATCAATTCCTCTATGTCAACTACAGGAATGATAAGCCCTACTGCTATTTCCAATATGCAGCGCTACTCAGACTTGATGGGCGAGCAATTAAGATCTACTGGAATGTTCCAGACCAGAATGGTAAGTCTTACATCCGAAACAGAAAATTTTGGGCGGAGCCTTGAAAGAGGAAACATAAGACTTGGAGAATATTTTAGAACTGCTAGTGGATATATTAAGAATCAACAAACAGAAGTCCAGAAATTAGCAAGAGAACAAGTAAGACTACAAAATTCTATGACCCTCGCTACTGGCGATGGCAGGGCTATGGTAATTACCCCTACTGGAATAGATGAGGCTATTCATAAGCAACAAATTCTTAATCAAGAATATAGAATTTTTAGGCAAGTTGTTGCTGGAGGATCTACTCAATTAATTAACTGGGGAAAGAATACGCAATGGGCGGGTAGACAGTTAACAGTTGGACTTACTGTACCACTCACACTATTTGGTGCTGCTGCTGCTAAAACATTTATGGAAGCAGATAAGCAACTCACAAGACTTGTTAAGGTTTATGGAGATGCCTCAAAGGGCATAGTAGATCCAGGAGAACTTGCAGCAATCAGATCACAGACACTAGGACTTGCTAAAGATATTGCATCAAGCATGGGCGTGGCTGCCGAAGAGACACTTGGAATTGCAGCAGATATTGCTTCTACTGGAAAACAAGGAAACGAATTGCTCACGGCAACAAACGAGGCCATGAGACTATCAGTACTTGGTGAAGTAGATAGACAAGAGGCTATGAGGGCCACACTATCAATTCAGAGCGTCTTTAAGAAAGACACAGAAGGCTTGACTGAATCAATTAACTTCTTGAACGCCGTAGAAAATCAAACATCTACAACTCTTAATGACTTAGTTACAGGAATTGTTAAGGCTGGTCCAGTCGTCCAGGGACTTGGTGGAGACATTGAAGATCTATCCCTAATGATGGTTGCTATGCGTGAGGGTGGAGTTCCAGCATCAGAAGCCGCTAACGCTATCAAGTCATCCCTCGCTTCATTGATTAACCCAACCAAACAAACAACAGCAACATTAAATGAATTTGGTGTGGACTTAATATCAATTGTTGATAAAAATGCTGGCGATGTTATTGGAACTTTAGTAGACTTACAGGATGCATTGGCGGGACTAGATGAACTCAGTAGACAAAGGGCTATCGAACAAATTTTCGGTAAGTTCCAGTTCTCTAGAATTAACGCTCTTCTTAGTAATTTAGGTAAGGCAGGAAGCCAAACTCAACAAGTTTTACAATTAGCAGGACTAAGCGCGGGAGAACTTGCTGAAAATGCTGACCGAGAATTAAAGGCAGTTACAGAATCTGTATCAGGAAGATTCCAAAGAGCCTTAGCAAGCGTACAGGCAAACCTTATTCCAATTGGTGAAACATTTACTGAAGTTGGAACATTAATCTTAAACGTTGCCTCAAAGATACTTGAAATATTTAATAATTTACCAGGCCCAGTACAAACATTCCTTAAAGGCTTGATGTACTTAGTAGGCTTGGCAGGACCAATAATTATGATCACAGGCGTCTTTGGCAACTTCCTTGGCTATTTACTTAAGGGAGTATCTTCATTCATGGCTCTCAAGAAGGCGGGACGAGGAATATTCGAATACTTTACTCCAGAATCAGTAGCCGCAAAGAATGCTTCAGAATTAATAACACAATCAATTTATGATGAGACTACTGCTGTAAACATGCTAACTGCTGCTATAGAAAAGTTGTCACAAGCCTTGAACCAAATGACTGGAGAGGCTTTAGAAGGTGGTACAGCATTATCAGGAATGCAAGCAGGAACTATGGCTGCGGCAGAAGCAAATGCAGCCGCTACTTCTGGTAGGCCGATATTAGAGACTGCTAAAACTGGACACACCTATGGTGCTGGAGAACTTTCACATATACTTGCTGAATCAAAAATGTCTCAGTACGGATTTAGTGACATAGAGAGACAATTATTACTATCTCCTGGAACATTATTAGGCGCTCAGGACTTCTCTGCTAAAAGATTCCAGAGCAAAATGGGTGCGAACTTTGCTGCAGAAGGATACTACGATCCATCATCTATGGGATCTAGACAAGAAGCATTATATAAAATGTCAGGAGACACCCCTGGTTCTGGAAAAGAATTTGATTTATTAATTAAAAGTATGGATGAGCAAATGATGGCTAGGCTTTATCCAACAATGCAAGAGCATACAGCATCAGTTGCTAAGTATCAAGTATCTCTAGAGCAATTATTTAAAAAGAGTGATAGTGAACTAGAAAATGTAATGCAGCAAATCAAAAAGGCTGTTTCTGAAGGTAATATGGATGAGGCAGCCAGAATTTTGAGACAAAATATAGACTTAACAGATGATCAGTTATCTGCAGCAATAACTAAAAAAGCGCAAGAATATAGAAGCCACTTTGACGAAGTTCTTGCAAAAACTGGTTCAAGAAAAATTGCTACAGAAGAAACCGCTGCGCTGATGGCTGGAACAGAAAAAGAGATGTTGGCTACCGCTCCAGAGAGAGGCGGTTTTGCTCAAACTGGAAGTAGAATGAAGAGGCAAGGCTCCGCCATGGCTATCATGGCTCTTTCAGGAGACTTGCCAATGTCTGAAGAATTAACTGCTGCTTCTAGTCGTAGAGTAAAGGCTCTAAATGCCCTCGCTGCAGCAGAAGAGAATCTTAAGAATCAAGGAGATCAACTACAAAGACTTAATAGAGAAGAAGTCCTAGCGGCAAGAACAAAGTTAAAAGATCTTGACATGGAACACGCATTTGCTATAAAGAATGCAAAGGGTGCCCAGGAAATATATGTTAAAGAACAGGGACTTTGGAAGAGAGTCTATGCCAATGGAGTAAAGAAAGAACTAACTGATGCTAAATTAATTGCACAATTAGAACAAAGAGTTGTAGCAGAAAAGCGCGTCACCTTGGCAACAAGATACGTTGAGGAAGCAGATAAAAAGGAAGCACTCGCATCACAACAGGCCGCACAAGCAGATATTGAAGAAGCAAAGCAATCTAGAAATGCTGCTAAATCCGATATGGCCGAAGTAGCAGCAGGAGCAGGACTTACCGCGCAAGGTAGAGGTCGCGGCGGAAAAATGGCCATGATGGGTGGAGGAGCCTTAAGCGCACTTGGAATGGCAACAATGTTCCTTCCCACAGGAGAGCCAGGTAGCACAACAGAGCAAGCAACTAGTGTCGTTGGAGGAGTTGCAACAGGCGCGGGAATGGGAGCAATGGTTGGCTCTGTATTCCCAGGTATTGGAACAGCAATTGGAGCAGCCGTAGGAGGAGTAATAGGAGGAATTGGCCCCGTTCTATCAATATTCTCTGATAATGCTGCTAAAGCAGCAGCAGAAGTAGATAGGTTAAGACTGTCTGCCGAAATAGCCGCTGGCGCTGTCAGCGATTTAGAAAAGGACTTCCTTGGCCTGGACGTTAAAGAATTAGAAGACTTACCATTCCAGGTATTTGGAGAAAGAACAGACGAGGCATCTTCTCAACTAGAGCAATTTACACAAGCATTGATTGCTGCAACAGCAGCCGAAGAAGGATCTATAGAAAAGCAAAGAGTAGAAGAAATAAAGCAGTTTGCCTCAGGCGCGGAACTTGTTAACAGTTCTATGTTTATGGAAATGATAGGGCAAGCAATTATTTCTGGCACAGATCCAGATCAACTTAAATTAATGTTCCAGGCTTACTTAGATGTAGCAGATAAGCAGATATTTGCTACAGCAGTAAATAATGCTATTGATAGTTTTATGCCGGATGGTGCATCTATTCAATCTATGAGAAAGAACTTTATTAAGAAAACTTCAGAAAGTCTAAATGCAATGATTTCTGATGTAAAGGGCGGAGGAGATGTAAAGAACCCAGCCGCCGCTGCAAGACTGATAGCAGAAGAGAGCGCCCTTGACAAGTTGCGTGCTGGCGGTGCTGCTAAAATCGGAGATAAAGATGTAAATGTAATAGATATTGTTAAGCGGACTATGGAACAAGACCCTATTATGAGAGAAATGATCATGCGAGGTGGACAGGCAGTAAGAGACTTTGGGGGGATGGCTCCAGCGGGATCAGAAGCAGCCATAGCACAATTTAATGCTCTTCAAGGAACTGGCTTGGCAAACCTTACTATTGATGGACAATTAGTAGATGAAGGCACAATGTTAAGTATGCTATCATCTATCACTACTATTCTTGAAATGTCTCCAGATATTAATGAATTAACTTCAGATGTAACTAAACTTCAACAAGCATCCAATGCCATGGCAGGGGCGATAGCGGACAGCCTTGCTACATTAAGTGGAGCAGAGTTTGCACAGGTAATTAAATCCCTAGACCCAGCCATTTTTGAAAAAGATTCTGCTACATTAAATGAATTTATTGCTCAACTAAGCGCTATACCAGAGATTGGTCCAGATATAGCAAACGCTTTCCAAACTATGATTAATAATGGAGCAGATGTAACTACTGCATTCAAAGCCCTTAAATTAATGACTGCTGGCACTAACATGACAATTGAAGAAATTATAAGTTTAACTTCTGGTCCACCCAGAGAGTTTAATATTGTCTACAGAGAGACATTTGTTCAAGATGGAGCCCCAGTAGGGCCAGCCGTTTTACCTAGACCAACTGAAGGTGCATCTATGCCTTCTAATGCTCTTTCTTCCGCAATATCCGCTATGGGAGGAATTTCTACTGGTGGCGGGAGCGGAGGAGGAGAGTCAGATACCTCCGCAATTGAAGAAGCCTACGACAAGCAAATAGAGAAGCAAGATAAACTTATAGAAAAGATCCAAGAGGAGAGAGAAGAAAGACAAAAACTACTGGATCTTGAAAAACAAGCCTTTGATTTTGCGATGAAAGAGCAAGATCTTAAGAATCAAATTGCTAGAGCAAGAGCAGAAGGAAGAACTGCAGAGGCTGCAATGCTTCAGGCTCAATTAGATAATGCTAGAGCAAATAACAAAGAGCAGGAAACAGAAAGAGCGCGTAGAGAGAGTGAAGACAGAAGAATTGAAAGAGCAGAGAAGAGAAAAGAAGAATTAGCAAGGGCTAAAGAAATTGCTCTAGAAGAGGCCCGTGGAGGCGCTGCAGGAGGTGGTGGAGCGGAGGGAATATCTCAAGAAGTTGCAGATGCGATGAAGGTAGCCATGATGGAACTTACTTCATGGACTCAATCAAAAGCATTTAAAGATATGGCTACAGAAACAGGACCAATGTCTGCCTTCTTTGATAGCAAAAAGGTTAAAGGTTTCAGAACTGAACTTGAAAAGTTAAATGTTCCAACACAAGTAATTAATGATATTTTAGATAGCATGTTTGACAGTTTTGTTTCAAACAATGAAGTATATGCTGAAGGTTTAGAAATTACAAGGGCCAATCTAGAAAAGGTAGGGCTTGCAGGAGAAGACTTAGAGGATGCTCTGCCAAATGTCTATGGAATTATGATAGATAAAGGATTAAGCGCACAAGAGAAACTTGCTTTAATTGCTAAAGAATATGAGAATGTAGGATATGGCGCAGAAGAAGCAAAGAAGAAGGCGCTAGAATTCTATGATGTTTCTAGTGAAAATGTAAACCTTCAAAGAATTAAAGATATCGCTGCTGCATATGGAGAAGTTGCTGGTAAAGCCAGGGCCGCAGCAATGCAAACTGCAGTATTAAATATTGTAACTAATAATCCAAATGTTAGTGTTGAAGACGCAGCCGCTTCCGTAGCACTAGACTTTGCTAAGTTTGGGGCTGCAACTGGCGGGTATATCCTAGGTCCAGGAACATCTACATCAGACTCTATTCCAGTAAGACTTTCTAACGGAGAATATGTAGTTAGAGCAAGCATGGTAGATAAGTACGGAGTACCGCTCCTTGAAGCGATTAATAAGGGAATGCTTCCTTCAATGGCTACTGGTGGAATGATTTCTAGATACCCCTCCGTCGCAGCAAGAATGGCTGGTGGAGGATATGTTTATCGTGGAATGGCAGCAGGAGGCTTGGTAAATGGTACTTCTGCAGAGTATAATATAAATGTAAACGTAGAAACAAATGCAAGTGCAGACGATATTGCTAACAAGGTTATGCAATCACTCCAGCGTAGAGATAAAATGAATAGGGCGGGTATTAGAATATGACATTTTTAACTCCTAGCATCATGAAGGTAAGATATGCTAGTGGAGCAGAATATGATAATACTTTAACTACTAGTACTGGAACAGTATTAACTTTATCAGATCATTCTAGATCCCCGCTTTCTATAAACTATGAAGTAATCGAAAAAAATTCTAGAATGGCAGACGGAACTATGAGAAGATATGTCATTGGAAAGAAGGAAAAGTATTCATGCCAATGGTCATTGCTTCCTACGATTAGATCTCAGGTCGCAGATGGATATGCCGATGCGCGGGATATGAAAGAGTTCTATGATAGATACTGCTATTCCCCACTTTCACTAGACTTATACTACATGACAAATGCAACTGAGCGCGGTAGAGCAGTCGTTCCCGCAGATAGAAACAATGATTCAAATCACTATAAAGAAACAAAAAATGTGTTTTGGACAAGTTTCACTTTTGAGGTTGCTAAAAGATTCAGAAACTTTGATTATTGGAATGTCACAGCAGAGTTTACGGAGATATAATGCTTGGTAATTCTGGATTAAAAACACATTTTCAGAATAATTATGCTGTAGATGTAAAGCCCCGCGTTTTCTTAGAATTCAATGGAAATGATATTGCCAAGCCATATTTTTATGGAACTGGAACACATCCATCTTCAACTTATAATACTTTAGCACTTTCTATAACTGCCCCAAGCGGCGGGTCATCAACTGCTGTTAACTCTAGAGGTCTTGCTACTGCAATATCTGGTACAACTAATGCAAATCTTTTAACCGCAGTAAATTCCTCATCTGCTACAGAGAAGTCTTTTGTTTATACGGCTCAGGGTCCAGTAGGTGCTAAGACCGTAAAGTTTAACATGTTCTTAAAGTCTGACTACAAGTATCAAATATCTCAAAATAATAATATAGCCTTAGAATCATTTGATGTTGTATTTAAAGCATATGGGATAAATACTGGAGGTCAGATAATTGTTTCTGAAACAGTAACAAAATCTCTTACTGTGGATTCAGTAGATTGGACACCACTATCGATATCTTTTGCCAATCCTGATGACATTAATCAAATAAACAGAGTAAAGTTAGAGATATCTATGCATCCACCAGCAGGGTGGGGAGCATATTTATTAATCAGTCAACTTACTGCAGCGGCTGTATCAGAATACGAAGTTTATTCAGAAAATAGAATGCCAGTCAGCGAGGTATTTGAAACGAATAGACCTGGGGAATTCCTTGTAGACATGGAAGCAGCATCCAGGCCACAAGTATTTATTGGAACTGCTAATACTCCGCAAAGATGTACACCAATTCAAATGGTTACTAACTACGCTGTAGGTCCAAAATATGAGAACATGCAGAGAGCCGTGATGCCGTTCGAAGGAAATCCATATAGTTATTATGTATCTGGATCTAATACAGGTGGGACAGAAAGCCAGAAAATTTGGTCACTTTACATGAACTCTTTTAAGACTAATAAGATCGTCTTAAAGATAAATAATATTGCATTCAAGCCAAACATCTTTACCATTAAAATTTTAACATCATCTGGATGGACTAACGTTGTAGCATCAGCAGATTTAATAGATAGCAATGGAATTTTAGTCTTATACTATAATGGAACAACATGGACTACCACTAAATGGTTAAACCACCAGTACCCAAGAATACGAAAGTCTGACGGCTCTATAAGAATTACAGGTTCAGAACTGGCGGGGTCAGTAAACATACACGGCATATACTTTGAAACTCAAGGTATGCAGATAGTTAATACAGATTTTCAACAGGGATCTGGAGCATCATTTATTAGATTAGAAATGATTGAACTATCTCCTAGATTAGAAATAGATGTTACGGATTATCTAGAGTCATTTAATATAATTAAAGAATTAGATGTTGAGGATAGTGTTCTTCCAATAGGTGGGATGTCTGCAAATAGTGTAAATATATCACTTTCAAATATTTTAATTACAGTTGAAGAGCCAGATATTCTAGTACCTACTGATGGAGATCCTGATATCCCTCCATTCAGTAATTTCTCCCCGCTATCTCCATTAAAAGATATGTTGAAGAAGGGTGTCAAGGTTCGCGGCGGGTTTGATGTAGACACAACAGTATCTGGTACTGGAATAAATTCTTCAAAAACCTATGTACCAGCATTCGTAATGTATATAGATCAATGGAAAGACAATGACTTTTCTATAGACATATCAGCATTTGATGTTGTAAAAAACTTGCAGACTATGAACTGCCGACCAGTATATCTAAAGGGAACAAAAATAAATGAAGCGATAAGAGCAGTCTTAGATCCAATAGGATTCGGTGACTACTACTTTGATGATTTGAGATCCCTGAGAGTTCTATCTAGAAAAAAGGATAGTCAACTTAATTTTTCTGATGATGAAAAACTAGCCCATTTCTGGACTTCTAATGATAATTCAGTTACTGAGGCTCTGCAAGATCTATTTAAAATATATCAAGTCGGAATGTATGCTGATGAATATGGAGCGGTAAGATTTATTTCATTGTATGATTACAGCAAATATTACCAGTCCCTTCTAGGTGGAACAAAGGCTATCGATATCTATGTTCAAGACAAGACAGATGCTAATTCAGTTTCCAATCTAGAAACTGTTCAATTCTCTGAAAATGAAAAGCCCCAGTCAATATCTATAAAATACAGAATTCCAAGAGTTCAACTGGCAGAGGGCGGAGCAAACACTAAGGCTGGAAAAAATCCAAGCCTGATTGCAACCGCTAAGGAATCAACAAAGATAGTATGGACCCTACAGGAAGATTTAGTAGCCCTACCCTACTTTGAAATAACTGGCAGAGGAATAAGGGGAATTGCCCAAAACTATATTCCATACAGCCCAATACAATCAACTTCAGTATTTAGATACATACCATACTCTTCTTTATTATTAATTGACGATGAAGTTGTTTCATATGATGGCAAGCAATATCAATTTAATTATTCTACTCCAACAGCAAATTTGGTTACTAAAAATATTATTATTAAAAAAGAAGAAGACATAGACATGGTTGTAAGAGATCTTATGGGAAACTCTTCTGCATTTAATGTAAGATATTCTGAGACTGGTAAACTGATGAATGTAAGAAGAGGTTTATATGGAACCAAACCATCAATACACACAAGAGCATCAGTAAATGAAGGAACAAGATGGCTTGCAAAGGAATTTACTATATCTAATAGTGGGTATAAGAATGCAGTTACTGTAAATCCTGGATCTAAAAAATTCTCAAGTACTGTCTATGGAATGCAACTTAATTCATTAAACAACAATAAAATGATTTTCTTAAGTCCCAATAATGCAACTAGTAACGTGGACATTCTAGGATACAAAAAGAAGTTATCGGCCACAATTAGAATTGGAGACATACCAGACTCAAAAGAAGGTTACCTTGGCGTAGCCATTGGCGTGGGGATAGATGATGACGACATAGACTCTGGTTTATTTATATGGGTTGGAAAAACTGCTAATAAAAAGAAAAAAGAGCCAGTAGTATTCATAGAACAGGTCGTAGACGGGGAAAGAAAGGTCTTGGTTGCAAGAGATGCATTCCAATACAGCGAAAGACTCTTTGAGGAGCAAGAAAACCTAGAAATAATTGTTGCCTTAAATGATACTAGAAATGAAGCAACAGTACTCATAGGTGGCACCTCCGCGTTTGCAAAACAAGTTACTGTTAAGCCAAGGCCAGGAGAGGAAGAAGACGAGTCTAAGAAGCCAAGCAAAGAATACAAAGACTTCCCAGTAAAATTAAAGAAGCCACTCAAAAGAGAGTCCAAGTTTGGGATAGTTGTATCTCAGTTCGGTTCTGGAATAATTGGACAAGTGCTATTTGGTTCTTCAAGGAGACCAAAAGACATGAATGATCTTAATATCTACAACATGTCAGATTCATATGCAATGTATGGTAAAAAGACTGCGAACGGTGCGTTCTATATTGGAGAGAATACATTCCTAGACACTATAGTCTCTAAGCAGTTGGTTCCAGGATTCAATGACGCAGCCTCAGATAACTTTGTATATACTGCAAATCCTGTGGCTAGAGGCGTCAAAGTTTTTGAAGTAGAATACGATACATATCCAATTACCAGCATTCCTAGAATAGAGTTCCTTGGGTATAATTATGAGATTAACTCATGGCAAGCCGCCCCGTTATTTGCGAATAAATATGCTAATCCAGAGGAGGAGGAAGACTAGTGGCTGATTCTGCAGAATTAATTGCAAAGGCTGTCTCCTACGCCCTTGCTCAAGTTGGGAAGCCATATAGTCTTACAGCAAATCCACCCAGTTCTTGGGACTGTTCTAAATTAACTACATGGGCATGGAGCATAGCCACAGGTGGTAGTGGCTATAGCGGCGGTGGCATACAACTAACTCCATATACCTATACACAAGTAAATGAATGTGTAAGAATTCCAGGAGTTTCATCATCAAATGGTGCCAATGGATTGCAACAAGGCGACCTACTATTCTACTTTGAGAGCGATGCTCATCATGTGACTATGTATATTGGTAACGGTCAATTAGTTCACGCATCTTCTCCAGGAGTTGGTGTTGTTACACAAGACTTATGGACTCCATGGAATGTTCAACATTTTACATCAGCCGCAAGACCTGAAGGAATTGGTGTAGTTGGAGATTTAGAAGATCCAGTTGAGGGTGGTACAGATGACAAAGAAGATAAGAGCAATCAGCGTGTAGTAAAAACAACACGTTCAGTTGGTAAAAATGCTGTGGCTCTATCTGGAGTATATGGAACCACTCAAACAGCAAGATTTGCTGCAATGAATCTATCTAATGAAACTGTATTTCTTAATGCTGAAGGATATGGGGAACTTCTTAATGGGGCAGATAATGGGCTTCTACAAATTGTTGCTAATACAATTATCCCTGGCGATCAGTATGAATTAAAGAAACTTGTTCCTGGCGGAAGAAATAGTTATGAAATAACTATTGATACTGAATCAGTCCAAAGTGAATCTCAGGCAGAAGCGGTAGCATCAATGATATCTAGATCATTCTCTTACCAATATAAGTCTATTGATGTTAAGATTTTTGGCAACCCGCTTATTCAAATAGGCGATATTGTCAAGTTTAATTTTTATTCTGGTAAAGTAACGAGCGGGGCCAATGATTATTACATTATTACCAGAGTCAATCACGACTTTGATCAGGGTCTATCTACTACTCTAACCATAAAACCCTTGATTGAAACGGTTTCGGTGGTATAATTATATGGGAGTAGAGTATGAAGAAGCCAGATAATCAAAGGACAGATTTAGAGGCACTAAGAAGACAACTTCGTCAAGAATTCAAAGAAATAGCAACAGATATCGTAGAAGAAAAAATAGATGAAGTTATTTTAAGTGGTGATTCTGGATCTGGATCTACTGCTACTGCAGAAGACCCTGAGGGTGATGACGATGGTGATGACAAAGATCCAGCACCTTCAAAGCCTGCCCCATTTATAAATGTAAAATTCAGAAATGCAAATAAAATATTTACTGTACCAACTGAAAGTAACGCCTTTGGAGATATTCTATTAGCATCAGATGGTACCTCTACAGTAAATGTTGTGGGAAGAATTTTTGACGATACTGCTGGAATAGAATCTTATAAGATAAGGATAAAGAGAATTGATTAAGGGTAGATATACTATAAAGGACTCTTCAGGTCTAGTTCATGAATGTGAGAACGTTATAACAAATGACGGACTATCTATAATAAGAAACTATCTGGCTGGAAACACTTCATCATGGGCTGGCTCTATAGCAGTAGGAGCCTTAAATTCTTCTGCTCCAACTTCATCAGATTCAAAATTAGGATTTGAAATATCTAGAGTTCCAGTATTAATCTACAGCGTAGAAGATAATGAAATAGTTTTAAATGCTACTCTTTCTTCAGAATTAGAAGGAAGAATATACGAACTGGGAGTGTATCCAGCCGTATCCAATGCGTCCTCACGCGGATTCGATGATAAGATCATAGCAACATTCTCAGAAACTTGGACAGACGCCGCAGGCGTAGAATTAATTTCATCCAACTTTTCTGGTACAGAGCAGTCAGTAGATGGAAGATCTGGATATAGAAACCTTATAGTTTCTCCAACAGGAATTACCGCACACTTTTCAACTGGATTAGATACTTCTGGATATACACAATTAGATTCTATGACAGTCTTATACAATACTTCATCAACTGGAGCAAATAGAACAGTAAGAGTGACATTAGTAGACGATCAATTGCCAACGGCGGGAACAAGATACTATGACTTTACTTTAATTGGCTCATCTACTGGATACAAGACAGTCACCATTCTTCTAGGCAACTTTGTGTCCACAGGAAACTTTAACAATAATGTCTCAAAAATAATCATAACTTCTTCTGCAGCCTCTGGATGTACCGTTCATTTAGACGCAATTAAGTTTGATGATACAGATGAATCAAATCTAGATTTTGCATTGGTTAGTCGCGCATTGGTAGGAACACCTGGCGGGAATACAACTAATGATTATATTATTAAGCCTTCTGGCGTTGAAATGGATGTAGAGTACAGGCTGGAGATAACATAATATGGAAGTTGGGGCAGGAAAAACTTTTACACTAAAAGGGCTTGCCCCTGGCGCTACCTATGTTGTAGAAGTTCAATCTATTCCTAAAAAGGGTAAGCCATCTGCATGGTCAAGGCCAGTAAAATTTAGAACAAATACTAAAGACGTTGCTCCTCCAGCCATTACTAATTTAGTTGTATCCTTCGATGGAGCAGGATTTACTGCTAGTTGGAATGGGTCAGCAGCACTCGCAGAAAAAGACTTTGCATATTTTAAAGTTACATTAACAAGTCCAGACTTCCCATCCATTACAAAAATATATGCAGTTCAGTCACAAAGTTTTTCATTAGACTATGACTCCATGCTCTTTGCCTTTGGCGGAGTGGCAAATCCAATAGTCATTGAAGTAAGGTCTATAGACAGAAGCGGAAATCAAAGTGCTGGAGTAAGTGCAACTGGAGGTAATGCCCCACCAGCCGCGCCACAAAATGTATCAGTTGTCGCAGAAACTATGGGGTATCGTGTATCCTGGGATACTCCAGAAGAAACAGATTATTCATACACAAAAATATATGAATCATCTACCGTATCTGGAACATATACTGCTATAGAAAATGTTACCGCTACACCATCTTCCATAAAGGTTGTAGGATACTCAACAAGATATGTAAAAGTTTCTCACGTTGACACGTTTGGCGGAGAGTCTGATTTAGCACCAACAGTTGGAATAGCAGTTACTCCAATTAATCCAGTAACAGTAGACACTACTCCACCAGATCAAAGAACTTCAATTTCATATACGGCTGGAGTTGGGCAGGCAACAATATCATGGACAAATCCTACTGATACTACAAATAATTCTGATGTTGCTGGAATAACAATTAGATACGCAAGAATATCAAGCCCATCAAACTATACTTGGGTAGATGTTCCATTCACCTTTGATGCTCCCATTACAACAGCAACAGTAACAGGACTTTTACCTCTATCTGGATATAATTTTTCAATATCTACATATGATAAAACACAAAATAGGACGGCATATTCAACATCTACCCAAGTTACTACTCTTGCAGATACGACACCTCCACCAAGGCCAATAGCCCCAGTAGTTGCCGCTGGCTTGACGGCAGGCGGTCCAATGATGGTAAGGGTTACACAATCTGCAATTGAGCATGGAACTACCACTCCATTACCACTAGACACATATTACTTTAAAGTATTTATGTTAAACAGCGGAGTTAGCACAGCACCATCTCCAGGAACCGCCACAAATACCAATGCTACAGAGATCGGACTACTTTTTGCCGCATATAATGGCGGGGACGCACAAGAAAAGTTTTATGTGCCACTTCAAGATGGTGAACAGAGATATTTTTATACAAGAGCAGTAGACACTAGTGGAAATGTTTCTAATGCTTCATTATCTTATCAATCAGAGGCTATGGTTATATTCTCCAATGCGTATATTAAAGATTTATCTGCAGACAAAATAACGGCAGGAAGACTTAATGTTAATGAGTATATACAAGTAGGAAATAGTTCAGAGCAAATAACAATAAAAAGTACTAGCGCCTTAGGTCAGATATTTTCTGGAACTGGAACTTATAATAATACTAACACGGGCATATACATTGACACTTCTGGTAAATTTTCACTAAAGAATAGGCTTGCCTTTGACGGAACTGACCTATCTTTGCAAGGTAGTATAACTGCTACTGGAGGATCATTTACTGGAAACGTTCAATTAAACGGCGGGTCTTTGTATGCTGGGGCAAGCCCATCTTCTGGCGCTAGATTAATCATGAATCAGAGTGGACTAACTGCATATAATGCTTCTGGTACTTCTACTTTCACTCTTAATGCAGCAACTGGCGCTATATCTCTTTCTGGATATATCCAAACTGGCGGTGCAGAAGGAGACATTACAACAATATCTGGTAATAAGGTTAGAACTGGAGTCATTGCCTCTAATTCATATTCTGGAATACTACCAACTACCTTCACAACAGATAATAGCACAGTAATAAATCTAACAGGAAATAGTATTCATGCTCCTAATTTCTATGTTGCAGGGGGTAACGCTGTATTTTTAGGAGAAGTTCGCGCTACCAGCGGGTACTTTGGAGATTCCACTTATGGATGGCTTCTTACTAATGGTAATGATCCTACCTATGGCAATTATACTGAAATTAAGACTGATACCCTTAGGTTAGTCTCAGAGTTAACTGGATCAGTAAGAAATGGTTCTATACAATTTCTTACAACTGCTGGCGGGGTGATTGGGGAACTTAACACTACTGCCTCAAGTAAAAATTTCTCTGGATTAGGCTCTGGACTTGTTCTGGGAACTACTTTAGATTACTTATTCCTCCCTGGTACGAGTAATTCCAATAGGGCTAGAATGTATACTAACGGCTTTGATTTCTACGGACCAACTGCAGGCTTCTTAATGAGAATAAACAATAACGGCATCAATCTTGCAGGAGATTCAGATATTAATTTTTATGAAGCAGACAATTCTACTATTGGTGGCTCTATTAACTTTCAACCAACAACTGACTATTTAGTTATAAATAGTGTCGGAGAAATTAGACTAACTGGAACTGCCTTAAAATTTAATGGAGCAGATGTTGGTACTGGAGGAAGTGGAAGTGGTACTGTAACTTCTGTAGGGTTGTCTATGCCAGCAGGATTTAGCGTCAGCGGTTCTCCAATAACAAGCAGCGGAACGCTATCAGTATCGTTTGGTACAACTGCTGGTAATGCTTTTAGAATTTTAAGAACAGATACCAGTGGAAATGTTTCGTGGGGAAGAATACAAGGCGCACTATTTGATGAAGCAACGACGGTAACAACATCTGGGTTTTTTAATAGTAGTACTGGAACGTCAAGAGAAACATGGTACGGGGGTGCATTTTCTGGAGGTTCAGTTCCTGCTGCTTCCACCTTCCCTGCTAACTCCATAATAGTGGTGATATAAATGATTTTATATAAGAATCCTAGTAATGGATACTGGCGTATACCACAAGAAATACGGAGAAAGTCGGGATCTTCTATAACTTCCGACCCAACGTACATATATTGGAATAACGGGGGTGCATGGAATATTAAGTATGGTCAGAACGCTCCTCCCACGACTGGTTCAGATGCCCTACCTCAGCCGCACCCATTCTGGTTCTATAGCCTTAATCCAACATTTAATGCAAATGAAGGAAACTACTTTAATGACATAAATGAGTATTGCTTTAGTACAGAAAGTAGTAATCCATCCAGTCATGGAAGATATGCTGCAGGAATAGGTGCATGTACTATATATTTAAGACAAGGACAGTCAGACGGATTAAGTGACTGTTTAATAAAGCCCAAATTTGAATTAAATGTAATTGCTAATGGAACTGCTAGATATAGAACAAAAGTTACTGTTAGTAGTAGGAATCCAACGCATCCTAGTGGAAGATTTTTTAGATTAACTATTAATGCAATAAGAGGCGGCGGTGGAGACTCATATGTTCAGTTATCAGAATTTTCTATGCTAGGATTAAATGGCGCTGAATTAAATGGAACATATACAAATGTTAATGGAAGTTCTCCAGGAACAGAAGGCCCAACTAACTTAGGTGATGAGAATACATCAACAAAATGGCTTAACTTTACAGGAACAGGATCAATAGTACAAATAGATATGGGATCTACAGTTAATGTATTTGGATATAGATTGGCTACCGCTAATGATGCAAATCATAGAGATCCAGTATCCTGGACCCTGGAATCTTCAAATAATGGAGCAACATGGACAACTATTGCATCTGTATCTAATTTCGGTACACCAACAGCGAGATTTACATATTTCACAGCAGATCAATTTTCTTTAGTGCCAACTATTTTATCTGGATTCTGGTTTAATACATATTCTGGTGGGGCTAATTTAATACCTGGGCAATCCAAGCCATCAGGACTTGGAACATCCTGGGGTCCTCCAGCAAACTTTAGTAGAACTACTAATATAACAACATCTGGTCAACCACAAACAACATGGGATGCTACTACAAAGGTTTATACCTGGGATGTGACATTAGCAGCAGGGAATACTTTCCTTAGACCAATTATAAAAATTGAAAATAAATCGTTCTTAGGAACAGAGCAGTCTATAACTATTAGTGATTGGTTGGTATCAAGAACAGCATGAGTATTTTTACAAAACCATTTAGATGTGAAATACCTCGCAACTTAAATAATGAAGAGGGATACGCTAGAGGTGTAGAGTTTATAAACACTATTATTTCTGGTGGCTGGCCCGAAGAATTATCTGGATCATGGATCAATTTTATTGATGATGGTACTAACTATACAATTGCTGTATATTTTAATGATCATTTCCCTGAAGCGCATATAGAAGAAACAGATTCTCCATACTTTATTAATTATCCAGAAAATTATCCAGATGCATATATGTCATGGAATAAAAATACTGGTCAAATATTTGAAGCATATGTAAAGCCTACATTAAGAAGAACTGGGATTGCTACTGTAATAGCACTACTAATATGTATACATCGGGCGCAAAATAACGATGAGTACTATACAATTAAGCCAGATGCTTCAAATTCTTCAGTAATGCAACTAATTGATGCTATACAAACTAGATATGGGATAGGTCCAACTAGAGATCCTCAACAACTATTTAATTCTGGTATAGTATATACGCAATTTGAATCCATAGAACTAGAAGAAGCAGATCAACTTTTTGGAGGAACCAATGAATGAGGTTATTACCATTCCTGAACTAGACGAGGGAGCGTGGCCTATAGAGTTTTCAGGGATGTGGATGAATACATTTAAAAACGCTACAAGGAATACCCAAATCTTTTCTCTTTATGCAAATTCTAATCACGAAGATGGAGACATTCTTGATACCGAAAATAGTCTTTCTATTAATCAACCATTCGATTTGCCAGATGCCTATATCTCAGTATATCTAGATAGTGGTGCTATTGCAGAAGTATATGTCAAGGCTTCACTCCGTGGACAAAAAATTGGAACTATGCTCTGTGCTTTCGCTAGGTCTTATTTACTAAAAAATGATATCATAGTAGTAGCGCCCAGCGGTATGACAAATGCCGCTGAGAGTCTTTATAAGTACATTTCTTCAGAGTTTGGGGAGCCATACGTTGAGCCAGAGGGAGTTCCTCTGTTTTATGCATACACAGACTTTAACGGAGGATGGACTATTGGAAAAATCAGAGAGGTAGAGACAAATGTCTAACAACTTAGAATTAATTGTACAAGAACTACAAAATAGAATAGGTCAGATTACATCGAACTATGAACTTCAAATGGCTATGCTAAAGGCACAGGCTATGGAAGAAATTAATAAGCGTGAAGAGATTATACAAAGTCTTCAGGCTACATCGGAGGAAGTAATTGTCAGCGATAAATGAGGCATATGCACGAATAGATGTTGCTATGATTCAAGATCTAGTCAATCGCATAGCCAGCCTTGAAAAAAGAATGCCAGACGGACCAGTAGCAAAAATTAGAAATGAAGATAGGAACATCAAGGGAATTAAAATTTTTGCTAGAGCAGTTAATGTTTCATCTAATTCTTCAGATAGTATAAAGGTAGAATTTGGTAGTGGAACATTTAGTAACAATCCAATTATTACTGCAACAGCATATGACCCTACTTCTGCAAGCGGAGAAACAGAGTCACCCACCCTAGTCATGAAAGATATCACTAAAACTTCTGTAACAATTGATATCAAAAGAAAAACTAAGGGAAGACTTATTATTCACGTTATTGCAATAGGGGATTCATAAATTGAACTACAGGCCAATCTCAGATTGGCGAGGTAGAAAAAGAAAAGTAATAGATGGATACTCGCTAGTTTGGGTTCCAGAACATCCTAAATGCTTTAATGGTGGATGGTACTATGAGCATAGACTTGTCATGGAAAAAAAATATTTTAGAATATTAAAGGACTGGGAAACTGTCCACCACATAAATAGTGACAAGGAATGCAATGAAGAGTATAATCTTTTCGTATGTACTCGCGCTCAACATATGAAGGCGCATAAATAGATAGGAATTTTATGAATAACGACCTAAAGTGGATGATGGTTTCAGATGTTCACTTCCCTAGGCACGACCCGCGCAAGGTAGAACTTTTTCTCAAAGTAATGAAATGGTTCAAGCCAGATGCGGTAGATTTGCTTGGTGATATTGACGATGCAGATTCCACTAGTAGGTGGGCGGCAGACAAGCCACTAGAAATGTCAATATCTATAGATGATGGAGGAGTCCGTGAGACAAAGCAATTCCTTAAAGATATCAGAAAGATCGTCCCCAATGCTGATTGTCATTTTCACGATGGGAATCATGGCTGGACTCGCCACGGCGAGTACCTTGCTAAGAAAGCGCCACAGTTCCTTGAAATAATCACAGCAGACACGCTATATGATTACTCTAATGCTGGGTTTGAATGGCACAATTGGAACGAGCCTCCAGTACAACGCTTTGGAGATATCTATGGTCACCATGGAGAGTCTATCTCTAAGCACGCTGGAGAGTCAGTACGCAATGACGTAAATAACTGGGGAGTATCTCTAGTGCGTGGACATTCACATAGAATGGGTGCATACTTCCAGACATATAATCTGTCTGGTCAGGAATTACGCGGGTATGAAATTGGCCATCTCTGTGATGAAGACCAGATGGATTACTCTATTCAAAAGAACTGGCAAGCAGGATTCGCCGTTGCCCATGTTGTTAATGATTACCCACATATGCAACTAATTCAGATTCATGATTACACATGCGTAGTGGATGGAAAGATATTCCAGGCATGAATCATAAAAAGTGTGGCGGAGGTAGAGTATTCATAGACAGAGTATTCTCTAACGAACTTAGATTAGAGTTGTTCTGTCTAAGATGTGGCAACAGATGGTTTATTAGAACTGCGAAAGGTGCGTTTGGACCGTGGCTAAACCGATTAGAAAAATCAAATCTAAGCCAATAAGATACTTCTACCTAAATGGAAATCATCATAAAGTACTAAGAATAAGTAGGCCAGAGGACATTATAGTTGCCTGGGACTATGAGAATAAAAAAAGAGTTTCCTATGTATGGTCAGTAGCAAAACAAAATATGCAAAAAGCATTTACTATAAGCGATGTAGTAAAAATATTTAGTAGAGATAGATGGGCCATACATAATTTTATTGAAGAAGGAAAAATAAAAAGACCAAAGCAGACCTACTCTTTAGAGAATGGAAAGCCAGGTAAATTTTTATTTAGTGAAGATGATTTAAGAGATTTACATTCATATCTTCTAACAGTACATAGAGGTAGGCCGCGAAAAGATGGGGCCATTACCCCAGGAAAAGTAATGACAAGGGCCGAATTAGAGGCTATGATGAAGCATGAAACAATTTTGTACACTAAAGATAAAGCAGGCGACTTTGTTCCAGTATGGAAACAGCCAGATTGGTAGATAATGGGTAAAAAGAAAAAAGAAGAAGAACCACTAGTTTTAGATCAGGATGGCATACTCAATGAGTGTGCTACATCTTTAATGGCAGCATTTGGCTTTGCAATTGAGCATAGGGATATTGATTCCATGCTGGCAGTTTCAGATAGGTGGCTTAGACTATATGCTATGCTATCTCAGTTTGAAGAAGAATCAAGTTCTGAACAACTAAAGTTAGGATTTATTAATGACAACCCACAATCATGAATCAACAAGTGTCAGGGTAGAACTACAATTTGTAAGAAATCTTGGTAACTACGAAAGCCTTAGAGTATCTATCGGCGTGGAAGATTATGTTCGGCAGGGAGAAACTGTTGACGCAGCAACTGATAGGGTGTATGATTTCGTAGAGAGCAAGGTAGTTGAGAAGGTTTCGGAAATTGAGAAGGAGTTGAAGAATGGCTAAGGCTGATGCAAAGCAGCCCTATGCACTTCTAAGCCTCTATGAAAAATTGTACTCTGAGAAGTATAACAAGGTTGCCCGACTTAACAAGTTTAAGGAAAAGTGGGCCATGCAAGATGTTATTGAATCAGTCGGATACGAAAGGGCGAGAGAACTGCTTGAGTATTATTTTCGTGTTACTAAGCAGGGGCATCCACTTCAATGGTTCTTCTATAATTTCGACAGATTAGATGACATGCTGATACAATCAGAGGAAGATGCCCGTCGTCGCCAGAAGTTGCGAGAGGATACTAAGAAAATGGTGGAGGAAATGTCATGAACACAGAGGCAGCAGTAATTACATCAGTATGTCAGAATAAAGATATTTCTACGATTCTGGCAGATAATGTTGATGATATCTTCCAGTCACACCGCGACGTTTGGGAAGGTCTAAAGTCTTACTATTACAAGTTCAAGTCTGTTCCAGATGCCAATGTACTTCAGGAGAAGTTCCGCGACTTTGAGCCTGTTAAGGTTACTGCTGAGACTGGATACTACCTTGACCAACTAAAGAATGAATATCTTGCATCTCGTATGCGTAATCTACTTATGAAGAGTGGATCATCCCTAAAAGAGAATGCTGCTGCCAGAGTACTTGCAGATATGCAATCAGAAATTGCATCTCTTTCAAGATTGACTAATAACGTACGAGATGTTGATCTTACTGACTATGAGTTGGCAGAGAAGCACATTATCGCTGTCCAGGAACGCTCAGAAATTATGGGTGGTAGTCCAGGCATCAAGACTGGATTCACAGCCCTTGACCTAGCCTATCCTACAGGAATGGCCCCAGGACACCTTATTGTTGCAATTGGCTGGCCTGGTCGTGGTAAGACATGGCTTACCTCATATCTAGCATGTAAGGCTTGGGAGCAAGGGTTTAAGCCTATGATTGTATCCCTAGAGATGAGTCCAGAGAACATGCGTGATCGCATTTACACCATGCTTGGTAGCGGAATGTTTAGGGCTTCAGATTTTTCCCGTGGTAATATCAACATTGATGACTTCCACAACTGGGCCAAGAAGCGCTTTGACGACAAGAATAGTTTTATCCTAGTATCTAACGAGGGGACAAATGAAGTTACGCCACAGACGGTTCAGGGTAAGATCGATCAGCATCGCCCCGACCTTGTTATCTTGGATTATCACCAGTTGTTTAATGACACTAAGCGATCTAATTCTGAAGTTGAACGGAACCGCAACATCTCGCGGGAATTCAAACTACTAGCAGTTCGTAATAATATTCCCGTAATTGATATTACCGCAGCCACAATGGATGATGTATCAGATCAAGATGCTCCACCTCTACTCTCACAGGTAGCATGGTCAAAGGCTATTGAATATGATGCTGACATGGCTATTGCGGTACATCGTCATCCAGATACAAATATTATTGAAGTTGTCTCACGAAAGAATAGGCACGGAACAAATTTCGCATTCTATCTAGACTGGGACATTGACCGTGGAGTTGTAAAAGAGATCTATGACGATATCCGTAGTTGATGATATAATGATTCAACAGGTAGATATCATGAATAAAAAATTAAAGAGTTTTGTAATGCAAGGTCAGATAGCAGATGATGCTTCTATTCCTAGACTCCGAAAGCATTATGAAAATCTGATAGAAACAGATATGCGAATTCAGGGATATGTACCCATATTAGATCTTGACATACAATTTTCCTTAGAGTACGATGAATCTACTGACACATACAATTTCGATATTGTTGTATACGGTGTATATGTTGGTAAGAAGAAAGCCCATCTATATGAGGGTTTTTCTGGACAAACGCTCATACCAAAACAATAAGGAAATAAATGCTGTTGGAAAGTTATAGCGCCTCGCATATGCGAGCAATAGTAAAGCAACTTGGCCTACATGTCGTAAGCGAAACTTCTAATGACTTTCTATGCCTATGCCCATTTCATGGAAATAGGCATACACCTTCATTCTCAGTAAGTCATCAAAAGGGTCTATACCTATGCTTCAATCCATCATGTGGTGTTAGTGGAACTATTGTTGAGTTGGTAAAAAACATCACGCATCGTAATGAATTTGAAGCACTAAGGTTTATCATGTCTGCCCAGCAGACAGCAAGCCAGAACTTTGAAGAAGAGTTGGCGGAAATTCTAGACGATAAGCCTGATTACCCGCACTTTGACCAAAATGTTTTAGATCGCCTACATTCTCAGATCAATGATAGATCTAGAGAATATCTAAATGGGCGCGGCATCGATGATGAATCAATTGATCATTTTAAACTTGGATATTCTGCAAGTCAGGATATGGTAATTGTTCCAGTACATTCTCCAGATGGATTACCAGTAGGTCTTGTGGGTAGATCAATAGAGGGAAAATCATTTAAAAACAGTACTGGATTGCCAAGAAATAAAACTATGTTTAATATTCACCGTGCCAAAAGAATGGGTGGGACTGCTATTATTGTAGAGTCATCGTTCGATGCTATTAGAGTACATCAGTCTGGATATCCAAATGTTGTAGCCTCTCTAGGAGGCTCCATGTCAAAGATAAATCTTAATAACCTTAACAGGAACTTTAGTAAGATTATTATTATGACTGATGCTGACGAGGCGGGGAGAAGCCTTGGAAAACTAGTAGCAAATACATTAAAGACAAAAGAAGTCTTGTGGGCACATTACTCAAATGATATTCTATATCCACATGACGCTAAAGACGTAGGGGACATGACAGAAGAAGAGATTAGAACTTGTATAGAAAATTCCCTTGCAGACTACGAATACAGAATGGTACAATAGTAGTACAGGGCATAATATAGCCCAATATACATAGGAGATATACAATGGGATTAGTAAAAGGTCTTAAGGCCATGAACCAAACAATTGATCGCCCCGCTGCTTCTTCAGACGGTCCTCGCGGTCGCTGGCTAAAGTTAAACGATGGTCAGAGCGTAAAGATTAAGTTTCTTCAGGAACTAGATCCTGATTCACCGAATTATAGCGATAAGGCTGGACTAGCATTTATTGCTGTTGAGCATACCAATCCGTCTGACTACCGTCGCAAGGCTCTTTGCAGCATTGAAGATCAGGGTCGCTGCTTTGGATGCGAGATGCATCGTCGTGATCCAAAGGCTGGGTGGAAGGGTCGTAGCCGACTCTACTGCAACATCCTTGTAAACGATGGTAATGAAGATCCATACGTTGCAATTTTCTCTCAGGGTACTGGTCCAAAGTCAGCCACTCCTGAGATTATCCAGTACGCTGGAGAGACTGGAAGCATCACTTCCAATACCTGGCGATTGAAGCGCACAGGAGAACGTACCGATACAAACTACAGCATCATTCCACTACCTACTGATTCAGATCCAGTAGATATTGACGAACTGGAACTGTTTGATCTTGAGAAGATCGCAGTTCGTGACGTTCCTTACGATGAGCAAGAAGGCTTCTACACAGGTGTTTCTGGCGGAGAAGATAGCGGTTCATCATCATCAAATGTTGAATGGTAAATAGAAGATATGCTACGCTAGGGCGGTAGAAATACCGCCCTAGCAGCATTATAGGAGACAAGTGACTGATTTAGTACATCTACATGTTCATAGCCATTATAGCCTAATGGATGGCCTTTCCTCACCAGCAGAGTTATTGTCAGCCGCAAAAGATCTGGGTCAGACTGCTCTCGCTGTGACAGATCACGGCACACTATCTTCCCACCGCGATATGCAGAAGTCAGCACGCGAGGCAGGACTAAAGCCAATCCTGGGTGTAGAGGCTTATATCTCAGAGACAGATAGATTCGACAAGCGAGACATTAAGAGTCGTGACGACAACACTCAGGTATTCAATCACATCATCTTGCTTGCTAAGAATCAGGATGGGCTACAGAATCTTCAGAAGTTGTCTGAGTTGGCCTGGAATGAAGGTTTCTACCGTAAGCCACGAATCGACTTTGAAGTTTTGAGTGATTATGGTGATGGTCTTATTATCCTATCAGGATGCCTTAATGGTCTTATCACTAAGGCAATTCAGCGCGGGGACGAGGAGAAGGCTCGTAATATGCTCAAGTGGTTCAAGAACCGCTTTGAAAATGACTTCTACATGGAAGTTCAGCCACATAATCCACCAGAGGTTAATCATTCACTACTTAATCTAGCAGATGAGTACAAGGTGAAACCAGTCACTACATCCGACTGCCACTTTGCCCGTGAAGATCAGAGGGCGGTAGAGGAAGCACTACTTATCCTGTCCACTAAGCCTAATATGAATAAGGATGCATCTTACGCATCTGGCAAGCAGATCAAGGATGTATTCGAAAGGCTTAATCATCTGTACCCAGAACGTCCGATCTCCTTTGAAGGATGGGACCTATTCATTCAGAGCCGACTAGATATTGATAGTTGGTATAAGAAGTCTGGGATTGATCGCACAGATATTTATGAAAGCACTTTAGAGATTGCAGATAAGATTGGAGAATATGAGTATTATGAGAATCTATCCCTTCTTCCTAAGCCAAAGAAGAATCCAAACACACAGTTGCGGGAACTATGCGAAAAGTCTCTCTCAGAAAGAGGATTAGAAAATGATGAGTACCGTGCCAGGTTGGACGAGGAACTTGGAGTAATTGAAGATAAGGACTTTGCTTCATACTTTCTAGTTGTTGCTGATATGATTCAGTACGCCAAGGGTGCGGATATTTTAGTAGGACCAGGAAGAGGATCAGCAGCAGGATCGCTAGTCTGCTTCCTTTTAGGAATTACAGAAGTAGATCCTATTGAGTATGATCTACTGTTCTTCCGATTTATTAATCCAGAACGAAACGACTTCCCAGATATCGATACAGACTTTATGGATAGGCGTCGTAACGAGGTTAAGGAATACCTACGCAAAAAGTTTAAGAACGTTGCCAGTATTTCTACCTTCCAGTATTTTAAGGATAAGGGTGTTGTTCGTGACGCCTCCCGCGTGTATGCGGTGCCTCTAGGTGACGTTAACAAGGCACTAAAGGGTATCGAAACCTGGGAAGATTTTGAATCTAACCAGAATACTCGCTGGTTCCGTGACAAGTATCCAGAAGTTACAGACTTGGCTAGCAAACTCCGTGGAAGAATTCGTGCAGTTGGAGTCCATGCTGCAGGAGTTGTAGTCGCTAAAGAACCAATCTCAAAGTACGCTCCGATGGAAACTAGAAGTGATGCTAATGATAAGGTTAGCGGTCGCGTTCCAGTTGTTGCCTATGATATGGAGCAGGCGGCAGATATTGGATTGATTAAACTAGATGCTCTAGGACTTAAGACTCTTTCTGTTGTAAAGGACACCCTAGACATTATTAATGATCGTCATGGAAACAATATTGATCTACACTCTATTTCATTGGATGATGAGTTAGTCTATCAAGATTTATCTAATGGATTTACTAAGGGAGTATTCCAGGCAGAAGCAACTCCTTATACTAATCTACTAATTAAGATGGGTGTGGAAAGATTTGAAGACCTTGTTGCTTCAAATGCTCTAGTGCGTCCTGGCGCTATGAATACCGTAGGCGCAGCATATATCGCACGCAAGCATGGTCGGGAACAAATTAAATATGTCCATGAGATAATGCGTCCTTTCACAGAACGGACATATGGTGTTATTATTTATCAGGAGCAAGTTATGCAGGCGTGTGTCCACCTTGGAGGTATGACATGGGCAGAGGCAGATAAGGTCCGAAAAATTATTGGAAAGAAGAAGGACGCAAAAGAGTTCGATGTATTCAGGGACAAGTTTATTTCTGGGGCTACAAAGCACATTAGCAAAGAGGACGCGGAGCATCTTTGGCACGACTTTGAGGCACATGCTGGCTACTCCTTTAACCGATCTCATGCCGTTGCGTATTCAATGCTCTCGTATTGGACAGCATGGCTTAAGCATTACTATCCACTTGAGTTCATCTTTGCTATCCTCAAAAACGAGGGCGACAAGGACGCGAGAACAGAATACCTATTGGAAGCAAAGAGACTTGGACTAAAGGTTCTGCTTCCACACGTTAACGAGTCAGACATTGAGTTTAGTCTGCAAGGAGACAGCATTAGATTCGGACTCGCTGATATTAAGTTTATTAGTGAAAGTATTAGTAGCAAGTTGATTGCTGCAAGGCCATTCAAAAACTATGCAGAACTACTTGAATTTTCTCAGAAGAAGGGTAGTGGTGTAAATAGTCGTGCCATTTCAGCGCTGAATGCTATAGGTGGAGCAGCATTTGATGACAATGCTCGCACCGGAAATGAATCTGAGAATTATTATGAGTACCTTAATATTCCTAAGTTTGATGTAAAGGGACTATCACCATTCGTTAAGTCTCAGGTTTCTCCTCTAGAAGATTTTACTGAGGATGGGTGCTATGTGCTAATGGCTATGGTTAAATCAATTAAGAAGGGGCAGGGATGGTCCAGAGTAGAATTGGTAGACGATACAGGAGCAATTGGTATTTTCCACACAGAAAATACTCAAATCGAAACAGGGAACATGTACTTCTTCCTAGTTGGAGACAATCGAATTCATCGGTATGTTACCATAGAAGATGTAGTTGACAGAAGGCCAGACCCCTTTATTGAATTCCTTTACATGGAATCCACGCTTGCTGGCGAGGGAGAGAAGTATGTTGTTGACTTTACAAACTATAAAACAAAGGCTGGCAAGATGATGGCCCACGTTATTGTTTCTAACGATGTTAAAGAAATGCAAAGACTTATTGTATTCCCTAAATTATATCCGCAAGCGCTAGGAAAGATGAAGGCTGGAACAATTGTAGACCTTCAAATTGGTAAGATGGAAGATGGAACACTAACAGTTAGGAATGTAGGATGAGTGAACAAGAAGTAGAACTAAACTTAGGAAAAGTTCTCATGGCTATTCTAAAGAGATATGGATCTGTAGAAGTAAGTCCACAGTCATTGCTAGAAGAAGTAGACGAGAACTATCAATTAAGAATTGATTTCAATGACGAAACAGAGATGTTTGAAATCACACTTGAGGAGACAAATGCATCTGGATGATTTGGCAAACAGCCTTAATGAAACTTCTGTAGAGAAGGGCTTTTGGAGTCCTATGAGTCGCATGGAGTCAGAAGATAATTTTATTTTTTATGCGAAGCAACTAGCCATGATTCATTCTGAAGTTACTGAAGCGCTAGAAGCACTACGCAAAGATCAAGGTGACAAGAAGTTTGTTGAAGAACTAGCAGACATTATTATTCGTGTCCTAGATTTATGGGCTGGTATGAATAAAATGAGAGTGGCAAAGTTACCTTCAATTCACAATACCTTAAGAGATAAGGCATTGATAAATAAAGGCAGAGAAAAGTTGCATGGCGTTCGTGGATGATATAATAGATATATCATGGAAGGTTACGTCCTAACAGGTATAGAAAAAGAATATCTGTTAGTAATAAAGTCAAAAGACTACGAAACTATACTTTACTTAATAGATAGAATAGCCGCCAGCAGAAGAAAAGAATTTAAAGAGTTCGCCTTAGAATTAGAAAAGAGTTTAAATGATGATGGTCGCAGAAGAAATTCTAGCGAAACTAGACCCAAAAACAAGACAAAGAATTCAACTAGCAACAGAAGTAGACGTTCAAAAACAGCAAACCCCCAGCATAGGACTAAACCTAGCCCTTAAGGGTGGACTAGGCTATGGTAGACAGGTCATGGTTTGGGGAAATAAGAGTGCGGGAAAGTCTTCATTCTGCCTACAAATGATTAGCGCAGCACAAAAAGAAGGAAAGACCTGTGCCTGGATTGATTCAGAGTCATCGTATTCCGCGTCTTGGGCGGAGGTACTTGGAGTTGATTCATCTCAATTAATCTATTCTCCAGCCAAGACTATTAATGACATGGTAGATGTAGGAACAAGTCTAATGACTGCTGGAGTTGATATTATTGTAGTTGACTCTATCTCTGCGCTACTCCCAGCCATCTACTTTGACAAAGATGGTGACGAACTAAAACAACTACAAGATACAAAGCAGATAGGCGCGGAAGCAAAGGACATGACACATGCAGTCAAAATGCTTAATTACGCTAATCAGAATACTCTCCTGGTACTCATCAGCCAACAAAGAAATCAATTTGGCAGTATGCACGCATCACATATCCCAACTGGAGGAATGGCCGTTAAGTTCTTCTCCAGCACGGTCATCAAACTCTGGTCATCAGAAGCAGAAGCAAATCAGATAAAGGATGAAGTTCAGGTTGGTGATAAGTTAATTCAGCAAAAGGTGGGAAGACCAGTCAACTGGATCGTTGATTACAATAAACTTGGCCCCCCAAATCTTTCTGGACAATATGATTTTTATTACCAGGGATCACATGTTGGCGTAGATAAGGTAGCAGAAGTACTAGACGTAGCAGAAATGATGGGTAAGGTAGATCGTGGCGGTGCCTGGTACACAGTACTTGGAGAAAGACTTCAGGGAAGGGCTAAGGCTGTCCAATATTTAAGAGATAACCCTCAGGCAGTAGATACATTAGAGGCTATGATTTATGGCTGAGTCATTAGAAGAATTCCTTAATATTAAGAATGACAAAGATTACAAAAAAGTTACTGGGTCTATGGAGTGTCAAGAATGCTCTGTCATAGTAAACGATGGATATCTTTATGATGATGGATCAACTATTCAATATACCTGTAGCCAAGGTCATACTTCAGAAATTAGGATTTAATGTCTGAGGCTAACGAAATAAAGCGTGATGGAGCCAAGGGTCAAAAGAATTCAGGTCGGGGGCAGTACCAAAAAGGCGATGCTAAGTGGCACAACTTTGTAGTTGATTACAAGGAAACTGCTAAGTCAGTATCAGTAAACAAGGAGATGTGGGCTAAGATTTGTACGGATACATTTCGTGTAGATAGAAGTATGCATCCACTTCTTAAATTAATTATTGGCGAAGGTTCGTCAAAGGTTCGTTTAGCAGTAATTGAGTGGGACATTCTAGAGGAATTGGTAGAGGCTTATGAACGTGATAGAAACAGTTAGTGAAATTACAGAATTAAATGAAATATCAGAGTTCATGCAGGACCCTGATCTAGATGCCGCGATGGAACTGATAATCAAACTTATAGCAAAGCCTGATGTTCCTGCTGCTAAAGCACCAGAAATAATCACAAGGTTGCAGGCAATCGCAGCCAAGTTGCAAATAATGTCAAGGTATTACACCACTTTTGAAAAGGGGCCAGAGGCTTCAAAGAAAAAGAATGTTTACTATACTACTGCAGAAGCAGTAAATAAACTAGTAGACGCTCTGAAATATAATGCGAGGTTTGGTCTGTGAGTAAAAATGTTGTTAAGAGTTTAAAGTTTAAAAAGGTAGACGGATTTGACTATGCAGAGTTCTCTTCCCTAATTGACAAGGCTTATAATGACAGAAAGCGCGGTAAAAGGGACATGCAGAAAAAAACATTTAGCCCTAGCACCGTAGGATATGGTCATGGAAACTGTCCAAGATATTGGTTTATTGCTTTTAATGGCGAGGAGTTTGACGAGAAGTTTGACGCAACCGCAATTGCCAACATGCTTAACGGAACATACGCCCACGAAAGACTGCAGAAGATTATAGAAGAAACTGGAGTTCTTAAAGAAACAGAGCGAGAGATTGTTTCAGAAGACCCACCAATTAGAGGCTTTGCTGACGTTGTGCTGGACTGGAATGATACAGAGATCATCGGTGAAATAAAGACGACTAAG